GAGGTCAGTGGATATTGTACGGACAGTTCCTTACTGGCGGCTACGTTCATAGCAGGGCAGTTGACATCATCCGTTCAGACGGAAGGCATGACGTGAAGTACAACACCGAGTGGACAACCAAGGGAAGAATATTCCTTTACGATGCACTCAAATCGAAGGGCATTCTCCCCTTAATAGAGCAGGAATGTACTCCCAGCAGTAAGGGCACTGGTAGAACAGAGTCGCCAAAGACAACTGGTGCCTGTCAGTAAACCATCAAATTCAACTGATATGATAGAACAAGAGATAAAAGAGCAGTTAGACCGCATCGAGCAGTATTCGATGATAGCGGCTAAGTCAATGCTCAACATCAAGGAAGCTGCATTTATACTCGGCATGACCGTAGAAGGAGTCAGGATGAATGTCAGGAACCACATCCTACCTTGCTACAAGCCGAACGTCAACCGACTCTACTTCAAGAAGAGCGAGTTGGAAGGCTGGATGATGCAGAACCGCTCGAAGAGTATGACAGAGATAGAATCAGAGGCAGCAGCCTATTGTGCAACCCATTAAAAGTATAAATATGTTCCAAACAGTCATGTTATTATTGTCAATTTTCGCTTTTTGCGTAATGACAAATGAGATTTACCGCTCATTCAAGGAATGGGGCAAATAAAATATGGTGAGTGAACCTCAAATAAAGTTCATAATAGATAAAAAATATAATTAGCGTTGTTGATATTGTTTGTTATAGTGGAGGTTTTTTGAAGTTCACTACTTCCACTCACCACCAGCCAGGAATGTTTTGTAATAGTTGTTATTGACGCAAGTAGCTCAGATGGTCAGAACAGGAAGGTTCATAGCCTTCATGTGTCGTGGGTTCAAGTCCCACCTTGCGTCCCAATAGCCTGATTCCAAGGCTTCGTATCGGATAGGATAAACCTTCCTAAAGAGGTACTCGCAGCCAAAAGCAGCGTATGCAACCACAACATACGATTAGACGAGGATGTGGCAAGGCTATTACCTACACTATAGGTGGATATGGGAACGTCTTGGAGTTCACTTGTGAGGATGCAGACCTTATGCCGTGACCATTAAAGATAATGTAGCAGAAAGGTAGGAGCGCACAACTACAATTCGGTTCTAATGCAGCCAGCACGATCTGGAATAGATGATGCAATTCGCAACCCATATATTTAATTTTGTTATATATGTGCGGAAATTAGTGCTGGGAGTCACAAGCCTCCATAAATGCAGAGTGGAACCTAGTTGATGTCCTTAGGCGAAAGCGTGGCTCGGCTCACTAGGGGCGGTGGTGAAGTGGAACTAAGTGCCTCGGACACCACCGCCATTTTCAATGGAAAGTACATAACTACATTATAGATTGCATTTTTAAACCATATTTTTATAGTTGATAACTTATCCCGATGGTTCGTGAGAATAGTCGGGCTTTTTTAATTTCTAAAAAAATACGATTATGGTAACATTCAGAGCTAGGGGATGCCATGATTGCATGCTGTATGGCTCATGCAAGGATCCAAAGGCAGACCCAAGGACAGATTACTCCTGTAAGTATTGGGAGTGGAGACATGGTTGATAAACTTAATACATAATTAGATATGAAGGAATTAATTACAATCCAGTCGGAACTTAAAGCCCCGAAGACACAATACAATAAGTTCGGTGGCTACAAGTATCGCAAGGCAGAGGACATTCTTGAATCCGTCAAGCCATTGCTAGCAAAGCAGAAATGTACCCTCATCATTACAGATGATATTGTAATGGTTGGCAGCCGCATCTACGTGAAGGCTACCGCTACTATCAAGAATGAGAAGGGCGAGTACGAGACATCCACTGGATGGGCAAGAGAAGATGAAACCAAGAAGGGTATGGACGGCAGTCAGATTACTGGAGCTTCATCATCCTATGCAAGGAAGTATGCCCTCAACGGACTCTTGGCTATTGACGATAATGCAGATTCCGATACGACCAACGATGGTCAGCATCAGAAATCGAAGCAGCAAGCAAGCCCACAAGCACAAGCCGCTCAACCTACCCAGCAGCCAGCAACACCCCAGTATCACCCAAACGACCTGAATGAAGGCTTGTGGTATCTGAGTAGATGTGTTAATAAGGACAACCTGATATGGGTAGTCCAAACTTACAAGCCGCTTACCGCCAACCCTCAGTTCATGCAAGCAGTTTCAGCTAAGAAAAAACAATTAGGAATACAATAATGACAGAAGTAAAAAAAATCACGTTAAACGAACCGAAGGTTACATTCATTGAAGAATCTCATCAGTACTTCCTCGGCAAGAAGGAACTGAAAGGTGTAACAGGAACGCTCATAAAAAAAGCATTCCCTGACACCTACAAGAATATTCCAGAATCCGTACTGATGAAGGCAGCAGAGCGTGGAGGTCTCATCCACAACACCTTTGAAACCTTCTGCTCCATCTTCGATGCAGACATCAAGAAGTACCCTAACCCTACAGAAGAGCTTCAAGCCTTCTCCGATATGTTAGTCTCATACGGATTGCACTATGTCGCATCCGAGTATCTTGTAACGGATGGAGAAAACTTTGCATCAGCCATAGATGGTATCTTTGCGGACGATGAAGGCAATATCTATCTTGTTGACTACAAGACCACCGCCACCCTTCACTACGACAACGTATCGCTCCAGTTATCCATCTATGCTAAATGGTTCGAGGAACAGAACCCCGACCTGAAAGTGAAGGAGATTGTTTGTATGTGGTTCAAGAACGGACAGAGCAAGTTTCAGCCGCTACCAAGAGTATCAGATGAGCAGATAGATGAGTTAATCAACGCTTATCTTACTGACGATGCAGACTATCAGTATAAGGTAGAAGTTCCTGAGCAGTTTTCGGCACTAGAGCAGGAGTATCGATTGATAACTGCTCGTATTGATGCAATGAAGATTGTACAGGACGGCTTGAAGGAAAAGATAATGAAGATGATGGAGGACAACAAGCAGAAATCCATCAAGACTAATATCGCCTCTTACTCTTATGTTGCGGCTACCACCAAGAAAACCTTTGACATGAAGCTTTTCAAAGATACGGAGCCAGACCACTACGAGTGTTATTTGAAAGAAACGACTACCAAGCCATCGTTAAGAATCAAACTTAATTAGTTAAATATGAACGTAAAGTTTACAGGCAAGATTATTGCAGCAGGGCAAGTTCAGATGGGAACTTCCCAAAACGGAACTCAATGGAGTTCCCAAGAGTATGTTATTGAGGAACTGAATCAGCAGTACCCTTCAAGAGCCGTTATCCAAGTTTACGGTTCTGACAAGATTCAGCAGTTCGACATTCAGGTAGGCGAAATCATCACCGCAAACATCGGATTGAAGGCACATCAGTCTAGAGACGGACGATGGTTCAATCAGTTGGATTGTTGGAAGGTGGAACGACCAAATGCACAGCAGCAGGGACAGATGATGCAGAGTCAGATAGGTCAGGTTCCTCAGCAGCAAGCAGCCAACTATCCACCTCAGCCAGCACCTATCCAGCAGCAGATGCAGACTTTTCCCCCTCAGGTTAACGCAAGCGGTCAACCTATTCAGCAGAACGCTCAATATGCAGGTGGTCAGCAGCAGGGTCTTCCCTTCCCTGCCCCAAACCAATAATATAAGGTATGGAAATCCATCTTGTACGAACAACCACCGGTCTTCGTCCATACTCGGATGATGATTACGAGGAAATGAAAAAGATAAAGGTTGGTTCCATCGTCAAGGCGAATATCGTCCGACCAAGGAACATCAAATTTCATCGCAAGTTCTTCGCTCTTATCCGTGCGGCATGGGATTGTCTTACAGAGCAGCAGCGCACCAACCTACGCTCAATAGACACATTCCGTGAGCAGCTTCTGATAACATCAGGATTCAGCGAACCGCTCTACGACCTCAACGGACAGAAGTTCTTGGAGAGAGCCAAGTCTATCTCATTCGCCAAGATGGATGAGCCAGCCTTTAACGATGTATATTCCAAGGTATTAGACACCATTCTTACCATCATGGTAGCAAATGGTGTTACAGAAGACGAGTTTAATAACATTTTACAAAATTATAGTTGATATGACACGTAGAAACGACAAGCGCAACAACAGACATAATCGTCAGCGCAACAACAATTCAGAGGTATCTCCATTCGCTCAAATGATTTTTGGAGCACTCCTTGGCAAGGGTGCTGATATGATTGCCAGTGTCTTGATGGATAAGGCGGCAAAGAATGACCACCCAAATGACGAGCCACACACAGGAATCAAAAAGGTTGGCAACCATGTAGAGTCTTCTGTTATCGTCAAAAATGACGGAACAGCCACCGAGGTTCCTACCCCTGATAACCTCCAGTTCTTCTTCGATGAGGATTGCAAGTTGATGGTTCGCAAGAAGACGGAACATGAGACTGCTCCTGATGACAAGGAAGACAAGCCTATCACTTATGATGATGTTCTCAAAGAACTCTGCTATGGAAAGACTGCATATTGGGTTGGTGGTACCCGTATCTTATATGCGATAACAAATGAAAATAGCTACAACGACATAAACAACTGCGCATCCGAAGCTCAGTGTAAACGTATGGTCGCTTTCAATAAGTTGCAGAACATCGCCAAGTATCTCAACAAGGGATGGAAACCTGACTTTACTTACTCAAGTCATTATACAATTTGCAAGGATTGTACTGGTGAGTATTGTTTTCTTGCCAATGACAAATACCAAGCAGGAGCAATCTATTTCAAGACGGAAGAACTTGCAAGGGAAGCCATCCGCCTGATGGGTGAAGCTTCTCTCAACGACCTTTTCAACGAAGACTGGTAATGACATCATACGCTGAAATCAAGGCAAAGTTAGAAGAGGAAGGCAAGAAAATACGCAAGCGTTCATCCTATGATGAGCACAACTTGCAAGCCGCAGAGGTCAGGTATATCCGTGGGGTATATCCTGACCTTGAAGGTGTCTTCTTTGCCGTTCCAAATGGCGGCAAGCGAACCTCACGACAAGCCGCATGGCTGAAAGAAGAAGGCATGAAGGCAGGAGTTTCTGATATGCTGCTCCTGAAGCGCACCTCTCAGTATGGATTCCTCTGCATTGAAAACAAGACACCGAAAGGCAGACAAGAGCCAGAACAGAAGGTGTTTCAGTGTGAAGCGGAGCGGCACGGAGGAAAGTACATCATCATCCGTTCTATAGACGAATTTATGGAAGCTATCGACAATTATCTAAATGGTGAACTATGACAGAAGAAATCAGACAAGCCATCCAACTTCTTAAAGAAAACGGTTACAAGGTTACGGCTCCTCCCAAGGAAGTCAAAGACGAATACACCTTTGAGCGAGCATGGAACTTGTACGACAAGAAGGTAGGCTGCAAAGAAAAACTCGAAAAGAAGTGGAACTCCATGAGCCAGAAAGACCGCAAGGCAGCTATAGAGTATATTCCTCTCTATGTACTCTCCAAATCCGACAAGCAATATCGCAAGAACTTCCAAACTTTCCTCAACCAGCGAGGATGGGAAGACGAACTTATCGGAGCGACACCACCGCCAGCAGTTATCAACGAGCAACCATCTGAGATAAGCCAACTTATCTCCAAAACAAGGGCAGAACAGGAGCGGAATACGGACGAAGTAAAGAACCAAGCCCTTCGACAACGCATCTTTGGCATGATAGAAATCCTTGAAAATAATCCAAAGAGCTTCTGTAAATCTCAGTTGGAGATATATCGTGACAATGGTACGTTGGAGCGTTTGGGTATAGAATGGAACAGCAAACATAAATAAGATGATAGCAATCAGCAAATACAACAAGCAGCATCCTCTCAGAGTATTCGAGGCATTTGCAGGATATGGCAGCCAGAGTCTCGCCTTCAAGTACCTTCAAGAGAACCATCCTGAGTTTGACTTCAAGGTAGTAGGATATTCGGAGATAGAACCTTCTGCTATTCAAGCCTACAGACTTTTGCATGGGTGGGATATTCCTAACTTCGGAGACGTGACAAGAATTGACTGGAACGAGGTTCCCGACTTCGATTTCATCAGTTGGTCTTCTCCATGCCAAGACTTCTCAAATGCAGGTCTCAGGCAAGGTGGCGAGGAAGGGAGCGGCACACGTTCATCCCTCATCTTTCAGGAGAAGAGAATGCTGGCAGTCAAGAAACCGAAATATGTGATGTTGGAGAACGTGAAAGGACTCCTGTCAGAGAAGATGAGAAAGTACTTCTTCCAATATCTCAGAGACTTAGACTCTTTCGGCTACACGTCATTTTACAAGGTTCTTAATTCTAAGGACTATGGGATTCCACAGAATCGTGAACGTATCTTCGTAATCTCCATCCTAAGAACAGAAGACGAGCCGAACCCTGAGTATCACTTCCCTTCGCCTATCAAGTTAGAGACAACGGTTGAGGACATATTGGAAGATGATGTATCTCCCGAATATTTCCTATCCCAGCCTCTTCTCGAAAAGTATCTCACAAAAGCAGACATCAATGAATCAATCGAAAAACTCTACCCCGAAGATAGCAATACCGAAAACTGCTGATGGATGCTCCCCGACCATCACATCATCGTTTGGTGCAGGAATCAGCATAGCCAATCTTCTTGGTGTTGACCATTTCCCTAAGGGGGGGGTATTGATAATCAAAAAGTTACAAGCATGAAACTACTCATCAACTCAGACGTAGATGGTTTAAGTAGAACCATCCGTAAAGGTTATTATAAGGCTGGTTTTGCCAACTATATACATAAAAAGATGGCAGAGCAGCCAACGCAGTCTTAATCATCAAGAAATTATAATGTGCGACAAAATTATAAAGCTGGCAAATCTCCAAATCAAAGGCAGGATAGAGCAGCAGACCAGAGTCTATTCCACCAAGGGTATCTCCCCTACTCTCAATTCTGCTATGGGTCACGGAGGTGGCTGCATTCCATTATTCTTAATAGTCAAAGAGATATGATAACTGGAGGAAAACGTATGAAATCCCTACTCCTATCAGGGAAGGTCAATCCTGATATGGGGGGGCAAGTCTTAGACCTCTATAACCAATCTGTTTTGCAAGGAATCTCCCCTACCATCAAGACAACCGTCGATACGTCCAACATGACATTCGTAACCATCATGAACAAAGAAATAATTCACACCGCTCCCAACGGAAAGAAATACTCCATCCAAATTAGGAAGTACACTCCAAGAGATTGTTTCCGCCTGATGGGAGTGCATGAAGCTGACATAGATAAACTCCTGAGCAAGGAGAAGTCTGGTCAACTCATTATCTGTAAGAGCAAACTCTACGCACTTGCAGGAAACTCAATAGTCACCAACTGCCTGACTGCCATGTTCGAGGAACTGATATTTCCATCAGGGAATTACTATCACGACAAGAGCGGTCAGCTATCACTCTTTTAGCTTATGGATATTTTCGGATATATCAAGATAGGCAAGCGCATCAGCAAAGCGCATAAAGCCCTCTTTGCCCACAAGACCATGGTACTATGGTACAAAGGCAACCCAATCATCGGGACAATGCACGATGGTTTGTGGTACCAGCAAGACATGAACGGAAATTGGGAGCAATTAATGTTCCAGCAACAAGTAACTCACGTATCATTCTTACCTTCCCCACCAAATGAAGACAGAAAAAGAACAAATCTTAGCCATCATCGCTGAGATTCAGGAAGAGCGTAAGGCAGCGCACATCGTTCCAAATCATGTTCTTGCCGCAGAAATCATCAACCGAGGATTCCATCAACCGCAGCAAGCCCTCAACGAATTATGTGCAGAAGGAAAGATAGAATGGTGCAGAACGCTCAACGATACGGCATTCACTATCAAGTCATAGCAAAGCTATGTGGATTGAAACAAATAAATACTATCAAAAATTTATAAATCAAAATCAATATGGAAGAAAAGTTAGGAATAATTACAAAGGAAGACTTGGAGGTCTTATCTAAACAAGCCTATGAGTCTGCAAAGAGCAAGGGCTTCTACTCTGATACTGGTATTGATACTACATTCTACCTGATGTTCATCATTGTAGAAATGAGCGAAGCTTTACAAGCCGACAGAAAGGACAGACATGGCTCAATCGAAGACTATGAAAGCGAGATTGAAATGGGCAGGGACATTCCGACCGCCTACCGAAACACATTGGAAGGCACAGTAGAGTCTGAGTTTGCCGACATCGCTATTCGTATTCTATCACTCTTGGGTAGTATCATGGATAGCGAAAAAATCGAACTCATGGGAGATAAAGACATAAAAGATGAATACGCATTGGCTAAATTTATCTTTGGGCGTAATATAGTAGAAGACCTATACAGACAAATCGAAAAGATGGGAGTCTGTGACTTGAATGATTCCCCAAACTGGTATCTCGCCAAACATCTTCAGGAAATGCTAATAGACATCTTTGCGATTGCCCACAGTAACAATATCAACCTGATGGAACATATCAGGTTGAAAATGAAGTACAACGAAACCCGTCCGTACCTACACGGATATAAATATTAGGAGGACAGAATATGTTTGGGATAGAACAGATTACAAGAAGATGCTTAATGACTTTGAGTAATGGTAGCAAGATTCAGGCTACCATCACCATCCCAAAGCCGACCAAACCCATCTTTCCTGAGCAGATGGAACGAGAGTTTATCAAGAACATCAACAACTCACTACATCTTGCGAAAAACAAGGTTATTAAGTGTCACATAATGAGAAATTAGTATGAAGAAGTGTTATTACTATGTAGCTACCATCTTTGATAGCAATCCTAGCGGTGTAATTGATGGGGTTCTCTCTACGAAAGATGAGCACTTCCCTGTAGCAGAACAAATGCGGTTCCTTGCAGAACAAAGAGGAATATCACACACAAATGTTGTAATTACTTTCTTTGCAGAGGTTAGTGAAACTGAGTATGATAATTATAAACGTATTGTTGATAAGAAAGGTTAATTATGGAAAAAGAACTTAATATATCGGCTATCCTAAAGGATAAGCCAGTAGGTACAAAATTGTGGTCTCCTATCTTTGGAGATTGCAAATGTAGTCGTTTATTAGATAGTGGTATGAGAGTTTTTCCTATCCACAACGGATTTACTTCAACAGAAGAAAAGTCTTTCTTTAAGACTGGAAAGTACACGCTAGCAGGTGAAGTCTGCCTTTTCCCATCCAAGCAGATGCAAGACTGGTCAAAGTTCGCTTGGAAGGAGGGTGATGTGCTTACAGATGAAGAAAGATTTGTGGTTTTCAAGGGTTTTAATACTGATGATTATACAGAATTTTCAGCATCTTTTGAATATAAAGACGGCACTTGCAGACGAAACTTATGGCTTGTTTCTAATGATTTTAGAAAAGTCTCTGATAATATTGCACAAGAAATTATCAAGAAAGTTGAAGAACATTATGGCTGTAAGCTCAACTTAGAGACAATAGAGATTGAAAAACAGCCTGAGTTCAAGGATGGGGATATATTGTATTCCAATTTGGTTGGAAATGAAGTATTCATAGCTAAAATAGAAGAAAAAGGTATCTTGCATAGTTATGTATATATGGATATATATAATAAAGTTCTTAACATAGATAAAGATGAAACTTTTGCTATGTCTGGTTGTATATATAATGGTAATATTCATCTAGCCACTGACTCAGAGAAGCAACAACTATTCTCAGCCTTGGCTAAGGAAGGTAAGCGTTGGAATCCAGTCACCAAGCAAATTTATGACTTGCCTAAGAAGTGTGAGTTTAAGCCTATGGATTGGTGCTTGATGAAGGATTCCACTAAATATTGGGAACTATGTCAGTTTGCGTACACAAGAAAGGTTCATGGTACCACTATTTATAGTGCTGTTGGAGGTTTAATCTACTACAAGTGCATCCCTTACAACGAGGAGACCAAGCACCTCTTAGGTACAACTGATGAGTGGAAAGGAGGTGAGGGATGATACTATATCTTGAATTGATTGAAACGATACTTGGAATATTTGTACTCCTAGGAATTTTTGTTTTTGTTTTGCGACTAAATAATGAATTTTATAAAACATTCAACAGAAACAAGGAATGATAGATGAAAAGAATCTGTACAAAACTATAACAGTAAATGTTGATGGCACTGCTGTTACACAGCATAAGATAGCAATCGGAAAAGATGACAAGATTATTGTTTTCTGTTCAACTCAGAAATTTCGCCCTAAAAACAGAAAGCAGAAAAAGGCGATGAAAAAGTTTGCATCGTCTGTTAAGAAAATAGACAAGAACACTTATCTGGTAACAGAAAGATGTGTGATGAATATGGAACTTTTGGCTAAAATGCTAAAGTGCGTTGTCAGAGTAAAAGATAATGGTTTTTGGTTTGATGTATCACGTTTTAAAAATGATTGATTATGATAGACGAAAAGAAGATAAAAGATGCTGCTAAGGTGGTTGTGGAAAAGGAATACACAAAAGATATTCCGATAATAAAGAACACTTTTAAGAATGGCTTCCATAAAGGCATTGACTGGTTCTTAGATAACCTCTGGCATCCTGCAAGGGAAGAGCCAAAAATACCTAATGGAGAAATATACGTAGCCTGCTTGGTTAAATACAAGAACAAAAGTACTGAATTGTGTACATACTGGCTAACAGATGGGTGGGCTTGTAATACTATGTGTCACAGAGCCTTTATGGAAAACTTTGATAGTTGGTTATACATAAATGATTTACTGAAAGAACAAGTGTTATGGAAGAAGTAAAGTATATTCCTGGTGATTTGGTAATGACAGATGGATTGCCAATAGGAACGAAGAAAGGTGTCGCATACGTTGTTACAGCGAGTGACACTAATAGAACACTCACCCTTAAAGATGGCACTATCAACAAAGGTGTAGTAACCTTGGATGCCGTCACGAAAGAGGATAAAGAGAATTTTGTCGAGACTTCAACTTGGGTTAAGCACATTGTGCCTATCCCTATTACATCAGAGATTCTAGAAAAGAATGGATGGAAGAAAAAAGTGATGAGCAGAGGAATACTGAATAGTCATTGGGTATATACAAAACCCGATATTGAAGAATATGGATATTTTCCTATCTACATAGAAAAAGGTATCGGTAAGGAGTTTGATGTATATCCGTTTACTTACAACAAGTCATGCACACAAATTACATACATTAAGTATGTTCACGAACTCCAGCACCTCCTCTTTGGTCTAGGTATTAATCACGAAATGGAGGTGTAGTATGTTAAGAGAAGATATTAGAGGAATCTGTCACAGACCTTGTATCTACAATGATAAAGATAAGTGTGATATGTGGAATCAGTTATCTGTTCCTGATGAAACAGAAGAGTGTGCAAATCAAATAGATGTTTAACGCCTTCGTGCATAAAGTAAGTAATGATTAACTAATTAAACATACATAGAACTATGGATAAGAAGAAAATGAGAAATCTGAAAATATCAGATATTAAAAAGTCTTCCGCTCTTTCAGAGTTATTGAAGACTTCTATTCTTTGTGGAATAAACCAACAAAATGATTAACTATGGATAAGAATAAAGTAATAGAGTTGATAAAGAAAGGTATATCCAATTGGAATAGAAGTTCCTATATCACTTCGTATGAAGATGATGCTAGAGAGTGTTTTAATGAAGCCATCAAAGAACTCTCCAAGTCTGATTGGATTTCTATTGAGGATAGATTGCCTGAGTTTGGTGAAAATGTTGTTGCCAGAACAAAGGGAGGATATATGAATGTATCTTACAGAAGTAAGATTCCAAGAGATAGGATCAGTAAGGAAATTATGGACGATAATGGATTTATCTTGAATTTCAATTTACACAGCGAGAAAATAGCCTATTGGCACAAAATAGATAAATTGGAGGAGTAAATATGGCGTGGATAGCAGTTGACAAAGATGGTACAGAGAGCATATGTACTCAAAAGCCATATAGACGAACCGACCCTAATTATGGTTCATATTGGAAATCAAGTTGTTTAAATGGCTTCATTCATATTCCCAAAGGCTCTATCAAGAAGCTCATCGGAAGAGAATTATCTTGGAATGATGAACCAGTAGAACTTAAATAAAAAGGAGGTGTCTCCAGTGAGCACCTCCCCGAAAGCACATTAGCGCAACGTTTACGCCATTACAAAGAAATGAAAGTATTTGCCATTTTTGGGATAGATAATCTTACCCGCCCTACAAATGTATCGGCAAAATACTTCTTTCATGTTGCTTTCTTGTGAATTAGAGTTTTCCATGAGGCATCAACCTCCTTTCTGGCATTATACTCAAAAGCGGATTTGCTTTGAGCACCTTGCATGGAGCCGCCATACAAAGAAAAACCCCAGCACTGGACTGGGGGAAATGTCTTTCAAGCAAGCGGCAAGGAGACTTTTATTTTGGCTATTTCGCCAAGAGGTTGTTTGCCTCATTTTCTAATTCACGCTGCAAAGGTAGTGATTATTTTTATAACAATAACAACAACAACGTTAATAAAGCAAAAACAACAGTCTATTTAGACTTTATATAAACATATAAATATGAAAATAGAAAACATAAAGTTCAAGGCTAAGCGTCTTGACGGAAAAGGATGGGCAATCGGAGACTTGCTGCATTCCTACGAGAATGGTGCTATCATAGTTCCCATAGAAGGTGGCGGTGCTTTTTCTGTTGACCCTTCCACTGTCTGCCAGTTCACGGGGCTGAAAGATCAGGATGAAAATGACATCTTCGAGGGAGACCTTCTGGCAGAAAAAAGATTTCCTATGTATGAAGTAGGATATGTCAATAGTGAATTTGCGGCTTCTTACATTGGAGAAAATACATTTATATTCAAACTCCCTGCTTTAAGCAAGGGCTGTGTGGTCTGTGGCTCAATATACGACAGAAAGGAAGGTGAGAAATGAAAAAGAAGTATAGTTTCGCAATCAATCTCAGAAAGATAGACTATTGGTTTCGTGTTGGGCAGTGTGGTTGCCATAAGACGGACTACAAGCCGAACCTAAGAGATAAGCGAAAGTTTAACGCTGAGTTAAGAAGAGACAGAAATATAATGATTAAAACATTCTGAGTATGGAAAATCTAGAAGACATTAAGGTAGGAGACAAGGTTATCCTGTACTTTGACAATGTGCAAAGTATGTGTGAGGTCAAGCGGCTGTTCAAAAATTTTGTCTGCACCGTTGGTGGCGACAAGTTCCGAAAGAAAGACGGAACTATGGTAGGTGCCATAAGCAATCCTCCACCATACATACGTGAGGCTACACAAGAACGTATTTTAGAGTTCGAGCACAGAAAAGAACTTTTATGTAAAATACACGACTACCCTTTTGGAAAGCTATCAACCGAGGTGCTTGAAAAAATGTATAAACTGATTAAAAAATAAGCGTATGGATGAACTACTAGAGCAGTCATTAGAGAATCATAGAATATCTATTAAAATACATCAAGATATGGGCGAATCACTAGATAGATTAAAGGAGAGTTTTAGAATCTTAGGAGTCTGTTTAGAAAATCTATGCTCGTATGTAAAGCGTATGTAATATAATAAATAATTAAAATATGTCAACATTACACATTGAATTATCCGAGTACGATGCCATGCGCAATCGTAACAAGGAGTTGGAAGAGAGAGTCAAGCAGCTGGAGGAAGAACTTAAAGGCTGTAAGGATGGCTCCAGAGTTATAATCCGAAAGGTGATGGAACAGAAAGAATCTGGACGTTTTTCGTATTACGACCATCTTCAAGGAAGACCTATATACGATAGCGAACAGTCAAAAGAGATTGTCGTGTCTGAAAACTACATCAACTTTGAGGACGTTCGTGTGAAGATTGAGGATAAGATGAAGGATGCTATAGAGGCATCTATTCGTTTCCATAATGAGCAAGCTGACAACTACAGCAGGAAGGTAAATTCTCTTGAAAGCGAGTATTCTGAAAAGAAGAGCAAACTCGAACAAGAGTACGAGGAGAAGAAGGGTAAGCTAGACGAAAAGTTTGGAAATGAAATCAAGAATCTCAAAGCGGAAAGAGACAAGGTTAGAGCAGAAAACGCTGAGCTAAAAAGACGTGCTAGAGAAAAATTTAGCTCTATCAGTAATCTAGCTATCGAAGCCACTGAACGTCTAGAATCAATGTGGTTCAAACCTTCTTGCACTATCTCACTTATCAGAGAAATCGTAAATAAGACAATGTAGATATGAAATATCCAAAATATAACGTCAACGAATTTATAGGAGGGCACTTCGAGTACACCACTCCATGCCCTTTCGCCATACAAGGCAGATACACTCACGAAATCCTGACGGTTGGCAGCCTTGCTTGCCAGCGATGTGAATACTATCGTGGTATCAACACAGAAGATTGTATCGTATCTTGCGGAATAGAATAGTGCAGCCTATCTGCACTCATCATAATAATTAATCAGATTTACAGTATGAATACAAAGAAAATCTCAATTATCCAACGTATCAAGGAGAAATTCCTTGGCAAGCAGTTCTTTATTGCAGTTATCGCAAACAAGGGAACCAGTTCTTACTTCGTCAACTCTACCATCTATCGCTCAGAAAAGGAAGTGAAGGCTTACAAGAAGTACATCACCACAGATGAGAGAATGAAGCAGAGCTTCGATTTCGTAGGCTACTACTCTTTCCGTTCTAAGTTCGATTTTCGTATTCCTCTTAGCGGAAAGCCAGTATCACTTGAAGAAGCGAAAGAACTAGCAAATAAGTAGTATCGAAGATAAAGTTAATAGATAATATATATATCATCAATTTACTTATTATATTTGTGCTATGAAATTCAAATATATAATAGATAAAGTCAATGGTTTCAGACATCGCAACAATTTTGTGATACTGGACGGAAGAGCGAACTCTGTCACACTCTCCAAGGGTATCTACGATCATATCATGCAGAAGGAACGTACAGACCATTCCGTCTTCGTGTTCAGGTTATCAGACAGAGGAACATACGGATTCTGTATGCGTGAGGACTGGGAAGAACTTTGCAAGGCAAACACCGCCTTCACTCAGCTTCAATTCAATCAGGAGCATAAGAAGGTGGGATTCCGAAGTGACCTACCTTCCATCACCGCCATCCTTGACGAGTACAATCTTCCGCTCAACAGAATGGTTCGCCTGACCTGTATTCCACGCAAGTCAGGCAAAGGCGAGCCATACTACGAAATCATTCGACCAAACTTAAATTCAAGCACATGGCAAGACAAGAAGTAATTTTCAAAGGACTCGCCAACTCACCATCCGATTATGATTGCCAGGATGGGGAGTTGGCAACCTGCCTCAACCTCATCAACGAGGATGGGGCACTACACCCTATTCATCAGCCTGTGGTAGCTGAGCAAAATATCACGCTTGATGCAGACGACACCATCGAACTGGTACATAAGGTAACACACGATGAAGCGATTCACTCTCACTACATCATCCGTAAATCAGATGATACTTGGTACTGGATAGAAAAAAATATAGATGCCGAAGAACATTACCTATCATTAACAACAGATAAGATTAACAGCGTATGCTCTATAGGTAATTTACTTTGCTTTATAAATGAAAATTTCATCATATATGCATTTTGGAATGGCACTACATACACCATTTTCAATTCTAATGATTTTTCTTTTCAATTTCATTTATATGGTAATGATACTACTTTAAATGACACATACAAAGGAACAATGGATAAAGAAGATTTTATTAATTGTTTCTACAATGCAGCCAAAGGTGATAGTCTATATTTTACAAAAACAAACAACAATGGAACTAGCAAACTTTTCTATGCCCTAGATGCAGCAGCTAACAAAAAATTAGAAACATTAGGAACTAATTGGTTTAAATATACAGTTTTTGGGGTAGCTGCAATTAAGCTGTATGATGGCACATACATTCGTGCCTCCAGCCTATTTACTATTGGAAGCGGTGTTACTCCCAATGTTCTATCATTCCATACAAACAGTGCTGGTGACGGAGTTCCTTCTATAGAAGGAACATTCAGTTTTTTTAAAATGTCTGCAACAGCGTATGTTAGTAATAGCAATATTTTGAATTTGGTTCAAAGTATAGACATTTTCTTGTCCGAAGGTATTCCTGATGTAATACTTGATAAAGAATATAAAATTGACCAATATGGAGAAGACACTTACTATACTGGACAGTCAGGTACTATTACATTGACTAAGAAAACAACTTCATCCTTTGCAAAAGCAATAGACGAAACTGTTTTATATAAAGTTCTATCTCTAGAAAAAAGTGACCTTGGAAAATATAAAGACATAATCAGACCTCTAAAAACAGAAGAAACAATATCGTTAGCAAGCTTACAATATACTTATGGAGCAAAAACAGCATTAGTATATAACAATAGATTGCACTTAGGAAACGTAAAACAAAGACTCAATCCTATATACCTTATAAAGTATAATGAAGCTTATAACAATTATAAATATTATGATTGCATTGCTATTATTAGCAAACAGGAAAATTACGGACAAAAAAATATATATATCAATACAGGATTCCCAATAAGATGCAATCGAGTTATTTCTATTCCTCTTTCAAATGCAAGTGCCATATTCTATATAAAAAAAGATAGCAATACCTATTATAGTTACAACCCAACATTTAGTAATGTTGAAAATCACAATTTAAGCATAAGTATTTCTAAAAATGACTATATAGACGAATCGGATTTTCAAAAAATAACTAAATCCACATGGCAATCAATTTACGACAAATATAACGAGAACAAAGATGAAGGATTGAACATTTCACAAAACATTGTCAAGGTCAGCGAAGCTGAGAACCCTCTTGTTTTCCCTGTCAAGAATACTGTTCAAGTAGGCTCATCAATCATCAATGCTCTGTCAGCGAATACCAGACCTATCAGCGAAGGACAGTTTGGAGAGGCACCACTCTACGCTTTCACGGATGAAGGAGTATGGGTACTTATGACAAATGGTGAAGGAACATACGATGCTCGCCAGCCTGCCAACCGTGAGATTTGTTCCAACCCAAAAGGAATACTACAGATAGACGATGCCGTCCTATTCTCTACCGAGCGAGGTATTATGATGCAGCGAGGACGAGAATCTGAGTGTATAACAGACGCACTGAATGATTATCCTTTCGATTTTCTATCTATCTACTCACACTCAACAAAGGACAAGACCTATCCGAATAAACTCCTTGCGCTAGGTAAAATTCCTGAGTCAGACGTGAAGTATGTCCATTTTCGCAAGTATCTCGAAGAAGCTAATATGATTTACGACTATTACGATAGTCGTATCATCGTCTTCAACCCGAACTATACTTATGCTTACGTTTACTCATTGAAAAGTAAGATGTGGGGAACCATGCACAATGTCTTCAACAAGCGAGTGAATATATATCCTGAGTCATACGCTACAGACAAGGCTGGAAAAATTCTTGATGTGTACGTGAAGGAGCCAACGGAAAGCGTTCCGTTCTTTCTTTGCAGCCGTCCTTTAACGCTTGGGCAAGAGGTCTATAAGACTATGTTCGATTGCATCACAAGAGGATATTTCAGCAGCATTCGGGAATGGAAATGCGGAATGGTTCTGTTCGGGAGTAACGACCTTGTTAATTGGTATTACATTAGTTCTTCTGTTGATATATTTCTCAGAAGCCTTGTAGGCTCTCCATACAAATATTTCAGGATTGCGCTTATTGGCAAACTTGCCCCCAACGAATCTATAAGCGGTCTATCTGCTAAGTTCCAAGAAAGATTACAGAATAAACTTAGATAATAATTTTCTTTTTCATTATAAAAAATAAAGGGTAGCAGTCCGTGATGGATAGCTACCCTTGTTTAATTCTAAAATGGATGCAAAGCAATTCTTGCCCTACCAGCCGACCGATTGCTTGCTTCCTTAATCTTCTGTTTCTTCTCCTCAGCGAGTGCCCAGAACCTATCAGCACCATCAGGATAAACAATCATCAGCCACTCATATAAACATTGGTTCACAATGTAATCATGAATATATACCGTCATGGTATGCACACTTGTCTTCGAGAAACCTTGTGGCATCCTCATCGCCAAGTAGTAGGCTTCTTCCTCGTTTGTAGGCGAACCTATACATTCTTCCCACTCATTAGAATCAAAGCCGCCACCAAGCATTTCCATCTTGGTATATCTGAAAAGCATTTCGTTGCAGTCTTCTACTGCTGAGTCAAGAATCCTTGCCAGTTTATCCCGATTTCCGTCCTCGCCCACATCATAGATATTATGGATAGAATGGGAATCCTCCACCGAACTGGAGATGGAATCTGCGTAAACGGCAGCAGTATTCTTGATGTCAAAAACCAACTCTTTCTTCTGAAGCTCTATCATCACCTTGTACCCAAGGTTGCATACTCTGCATTCTTTCATGATAACCTCCTTCATTATACGTTTGGAGCTGTCCTGCTGGGCCTCTCACGTCTGTTAAAGGTCTCATGCAGATTCTTGATAGCAGCTATCGACAGTTCTGAATAAGTCTTCGACTCGTTGGGGTTGGTAATGATAAACCAGTCCATCAATGCCTTGTTGGTAATGTAGTCATGGATGGAACTGGTAAGCGCATCCTTCAAGGCGAGTGGATAGTTAGACGGAAGGGAGAGGTTGATGGTGATATTGGTATCGCTACTTATCAACTCGTTAGACGCAGTAGTACCTGTGTCTGTTTGAACTGACTCACTCAACTCAACAAGCAGTTGACTGTACGCATTCTGAATGCTACGCAATGCCTGGTTCTTGTCTTCGTCATCATCGCTCGCCTGAATATTACTTGCCGCCTCAGCATCCATACTGGCAGCTCTTCTACTGCGTCCTGTAAGGAACGCCTTATTCTGAAAGTCGTAAATGAGTTCACTCATATACAACGTAATCGTTAAACTCTTTCTTGCCATACTATGATATTTTTGTTCGTGTCGGTTTCTTTTTGTAGAACGCTTTATCCTTAATGTCGAGCAATAATGCAGCAGCGTTATCTGCATATTCCTTTACCTTGTCGTTTGCGGCAATCTCGCACCATTTTCCGATAATGCTGTTTACCAAGAACGAGTTGGCTGACGAGTTGATGGAACTGAGTAGGTTGCCATCGAATCTGCTTGGCATCTCTAGTTCCCAGTTGATGGTTCCATCTACTCCTGAGCCACCTGAGATAAATCGTTTCAGAACATTTCTTAGCGCATCTAACGACTCGTTGAAGAACCGCTCTATCATTGCCAAGTCTGCTTCCGTCACGAATATCTGATCAAAAGCCGATTTGCCATCCTCTACGGTTGTCTTCTTGCCTATGTAGGCAGTGGTCTTCGCCACCTCTTCATAGATGTCATTTTTCTTGATTGTCAATGTGAAATCTGCCATTCTTTATCTTTTTATAGAGTTTATAACCTAATATGATGAGCAGCATACAGAGTGCGCCAAACGACCACACTGCATACTTCAACCGAATCCGCTCCCACTTTGAGAGTTGTTTTTCTACTGGATAGGGTACTGGGATAGAATCTCTTTTCAAGAAGGAATCCACCTTCACCTTATACACATTCTTATAGACGGTCTTCTCATGCCATCGGTCAAGAAAGCAAGTATCTCCCTTCTGTCTGAGGAAGATTGAATCACGTACGAAAACGCTGTCAGAAGTATGCAGCGTATCGTGTTTTATCACATTCTGATATACAATTTTTTCCATCGGAATGTACTTTGTTTTGCATCCAGACAGAAGAAATGCCACCAGCAAGAGGCTTATCACGTAGAGTGCTACTTGCCAAAAATAAGTATCATACCAGTTTGTTTTCATAGACGAATTTTGAAAGCCTTCTTTGCTCTTGTTAGGAACTTTCGCCTTGATTCCAAGCCGTTAGTTCCACCATTGATGGTCTTGGTAATAGCCACGAAACTATCACTATCAGCCAGTTTGTTCAGGTCGTGTTTCCACCACCACCACATCGCACTCTTGGTTGCCAACAGGGGAAGCTCTAACAACTGAGGGTTTTCCATAATATCATCAGAGCAATATTTGCTGTTCTGAAATGCCTGATAGTTTGCCCTGCCAGTAATCTGTATCAATCCTCTACCACGATACTTATACCCATCACCATCTTTCAGGTTCCCGAGCATATTTTTCAACTCGCCTACATCATACTTGTGAAAGTAGTTCTTATTGCCGAGTTCCTTAGTGTATCTCAGTTCGCCACTCTCATGAGCAATCTGAGCCAAGAAATGAGCCATACGCTTAGGAGTATCAATATGAAACACCTCAGCATAACCATTGATGTAAGGCAAAAAAGCGTCCACCTTATCTTTTGCATTCGGCATAATCGCCAAAATCTGTTCTCTTGTTACCTTCATTACTTACCCTCCTTTACCTGTTTCATTATACTCGCAAGTTCACTTTTAACCCTGCTTTCAAAGTTGCCCAATTTTGTTTTGAAATAAACGTTTACCCCGAATATCGCCCCAGAGTAAACCAAAGTCTGGCTGACGTACCAAAGCACACCATCCGACACTACATAATTGTTGAGAAAGAATGATAGGAATGTGAGTACAACACCGCTCAAAAGCATTCCTATAGCTGCACTATATTGCAATCCTTCACGCACGTTTGGAGACATAACTTATCTTTTTTTAAAATATTAATAATACGCAAAGATAAGTTATGCCTTTCAATTCATCATCTTATCCGTTAATGTTATGCCATATCTTGCTCGTTGGATGCAAACAGTCTGGGTCTTGAAGGTATTCTATCGCCATCAACACTACCATTCCCTTCAACTCCTCTGCATCCCCACTATATCGCTCCAGCAGAACATGATGGTCACTCCTCAGTAAATTCATAGTTACCGCCAAATCATGGATGGTATAGTCTGATATATCATCCTTATGTTTATCGAAAATCTCCTTTATCTCTTCATCCGTGAAGAAAGGAGCCATGTGCTTGGTTCCGTCAGCGTCCTCATACCACATCTTACTGATAGCATCATCAGCAAAGTACTTGTCAAAATGTTCTTCACTCAAAACACCATGCACCATCGCACAAAGATGATGCACCTCTACATCGCTCAACCTGTACGAAAGATACTTACCGATAGCCTTAGCTATACTCAACATCTGTTCAGGAGTCATATCCCGCTGATACTTTTCGACAAACTCTACGAAATTCATACCTATAAAATTTAAAAGTTTATGATGCTGCAAAGATAAGAATATCTTCAACGCAGCACCATAAACTCGCAAATATCCCTGTAGCTATCTGAGTATCAAACAAATACAGTTACGATAAAAACACCTCCTTTCTTTATTCGTCCTTATATTTGGTTCGTTTCTCTTTGCCCCTCGCCCAGATGTCGTTTTTCTTGCGTTTCGACACCTTGCCGAGTACATCATTCTCGTAAAGTTCGGGCTTATCTTCCCTACCTTTAGTCTCCGTAGCTATACCATTATTGGGATTGCTACCTTGGCTGGTATCGGGTTTTCCGTTGCCATACCATTCCTTGTCGCTTGGTTTATCTGCAATCATACTATTATTTATTAAATTAATAACTAAATTAAGCAGCAAGCGGTGGGGTCTGTCCGTCAGGACTCACCCCCTGACCGCTCATCATCTGCTGCAACATCGCCTGAGCCTTTGGGTTGCTCTGTGATGCCTGATCCACTTGTGCTTGCAACTGAGGAGAGAATCCTTGTGGAGTCTCACCATTCTGAATGGCTTGCTGGTTGGATGCAACCGATTGCAGCAACTCCTCTCCAAATGGGAAATCTCCTACTTGCAGCAACTGCTCCAGCGTGATAGCCTGATTCTGCCACAAGGTCATAAGGAACTCATTTGCCATCTGTCTATAAACAGGAGTAGCCGTACTTTCCGTTATATTGATGTCAAACTCCACGTCTCTAATCTTCTTAGGGTCATAGCGCACAATCTGTCCTGCCCTACCCACGATATTGAAGTTGCGAGCCACATCGTAGTACTGCTGCATATTCTTCACGGTCTTGTAAGCACCATCAATGATAAACTGGCTGAAAGTCTCCAAAATATCAAGCAGCGACATGGTAGCATTCTGTGTCTGCTGGGCATAAAGCGAACCGCTCGTACCTGATACTCCTGGTTTCCCTTGCAGCGCACCATTCACTCCCGATATATCCTCGAAGAACTTCAACTGATAACTGAGCAAATCACCGATACCGATATTCGTAGAATTGTTCGCCACTTGCTGAGGAACCTGACCGCTCTTGTTTGGCTTGTATCTCACCACACCATTGAACCTACTCCACTCATCGCAGAAATCATCCCAACTCATATCATCAGGAAGACAATCCTCAGGACAGAGCAGCACACCCTTGGCACTCGCACGCATGATGAAGTCATACATCGTGATAAGTCGGTTCACGTATCTCTGCTGGTCAATCACATCTTCCACGAAGCTGTGAATCTCGCCATCAATAAACGGATAGAACTTAAAGCAGTATGGATGCTCACCATGAGCATAAGGGGTCTCGCCTTCTCTCAGAATATCACCAAATGGAGAAAGGTAGTAGAAATGCCAGTAATCATCCATAAACCACTCGGCATCAATCAGAGGAATATCCTCTTCCAGCATGCCAGCAGCCATTCCTCGCCTGATTCTGTCTTTGTTCTCTGCATCTACAATATCAGCCTTATCCTCAATATCAATCTTGAAATCGTCACCATTGTTGTAGTCATGACATCGGTATCTCGGTTTACTCTCCTTGCGCCAGACCTCAATCACTCGGCAGAGCGAAGGGTTGGCAGGATTCATAAAGTCGATGGTCTTAGGGTCGAACTCACCGAATCGCTGAGTACAGTCTGCAATCACAAAATCTCTATTAGCCGCCAATCTGTATATTTCCTTCAACTTACGAGCCTCAGCAGGAGACTTGGCAAACTCTCTCAGTACGTTGCCGATGGTAATGTCATGCACCTCGCCCAAGCACCTCACGTCCCAACCACGGAAATCTCTCATATTATTATCTATGAAGAAATTGTTCGGGTTCACGTAGTCCGTCCAGCAATCCAACCTACCTCTTCGCCATCCATACTTTTTCTTATAGATAGCAGCACCGCTTATCAGGAACTCTTCCATGGTTCGTGCATCCAGTTCCGTCTCTCGGTTCAGTTGTCGGTTACATTGCAGCACCACGCTCATGGTCTCACCATATCGTTTCTCATCCTTATCTCTAGCATTGCACGTAGGTTCCTTGCTCTGTGAGCGATATACACCCAGTACATTCTTCACCAATCTACGGATAAGGTTGTTCTTCAATGGTTCGCTACCCTGCTCACGGATATAGTCTTCCTCCTTGATACGCTTTTTAAAGCCACACTTGCTTTTGAACTCAATGGTATCTCCCCACTGGTCTCCATAGCAATATCGCTTGTTTCTCTGTCTTCGCTTTCGGAAGTTATCCATGTTATTGTAATATCGCTGAGCCTCCAGCAAGATAGAGAAGGCACGATCATAAGGCTTGTCAAATCGGTTCTTGGATGCCTTCACGCTATCCAGTTCTTCCTTGTCAAGCACCCTGCTCAACGATAGCAGTTTGGTTTCTTCTTTCTTCTTCGCCATAGTTTATGATGTTTCCGTAGGTTCAACAATATGTGCCAACTTTCTCGCTACACCGAGGAATCCGCTTGCAGTATCTGTATCTCCAAGGCTGATGCACGTCAGATAGCCAGCCATGTAAAGAATAGAATCTTTCAGGACGGAAGGCAAACTTATTTTCTGTTCGTCAGTGATAGATGGAACCTGAACGTAGATGAATGCCAATGTAGCATCCTTCTTTTTACTAGTATATAGTTCGATACTCTTGCCGTTAGCCGTATGCACGATAGCCGCAATCGGTCGCTCAGGATTTCCCCTGACTCCATATTTGCAGTTCTGATACTTGTAGGCATCATCACTCTCTGAAATGATTTCGGCAGGACGGTTCCAGCCTTCTGCCTTCACAGAAAGGATTCTCAGCATATCGGTAGGCAAAACCATATTACCCACGTAATAGCCGTTGCTATCCGCCCACGTTACATCATTCGCACACGAAGTACCTTCCACCATATCCTCAGGAGCATCCGAAAGAATGATTCTTGCTGCATCTACGATTTTACTCTCAATAAGTTCTGCTTGCGAGAGTGTATCAGAATCGCTAGGAGCCAGCAAGCCAGCAGACTCTTGGTTTCTATCCAAGAGCACCTTCACCTCTTTCACTAAATCAGACACAGCATATTCTACCATTACTCTAAGCCTTCTAGTTCAACACCCTTTTCATTTGCAATAGCCAAGATGTCTTCCTTGGTCTTCATCTTGGAACGGCTCACACCATAAGTCTCAGCCAGATAGTCCTTGGCATCCTCAACGTCAGTCACTACGTGGGTCTTCTTCTCGTCAGCCACCTTCTTCTTTGCCTTGGCAGCAGCCTTCTTCTTGGCTTCCGCAGCTTCCTTCTTCTCGTCAATACTCTCCACCAAGAAGAACTTGTCGTTGAACCAATAATGTGACTCGATAGCCTTCTGTACCTTTGGGTCTCTTGTCATATAGATGCTACTACCCATTGTTTTACCCTCGAAATTAATACGCATCCGCTCGTTACCTACCATAACGCTGAATGCCAAATCCGAACCAGCTTGATATTTCTTAAACATGATTATACCTTATTATATATGTGTTACTAAAAAAGGGATGGGGCAAGTGCCCACACCCCTCACTATTTGATGAATAAATTTGCAATTCTACTTGCTGTTAGGCAGCAGCCTTTGTCTCGCCAGTTTCAGACATGCTATCTGTTGCAGGAACCGCAGCAAGGCGCATACGAGCGTGTGCCTTAGGGTACTTCAAGTACAGACAAGCTACCTCCTGAATAACTACTGCATCGGTGTTACGGATGCCAGCCTTCTTCAAGTCGAGTACGTTACGTGTCCAAGACAAGTGTACTCGCTTAACCAAGAACTCTGGGTCAAGAGCGAAGCCGCAGTCACTCATATCAAAGAGGTCGAACAACTCAGAGTGAATCATCAGCACCTCACCAAAGTCGGTCTCCCAACTCTTGAACTTCAAGTTCCAAACCTCAACGGTGTCTTTCAAGCGGAATTTATCAGAATTAATCTTACTGAATGCGCTCACGAAGTCTGAGCCAGCGATAATCACCTTGCGCTTGTTGCCGATACCAGTACCAACGAACAAATCCTTGGAAATGTCAACCAACTCCAAATCGGTAATCACTCGCTCGTTCTTGTTGTAACCCTTCTTCATATCATCGGCAGTAGCAACATGACCTACCTCAATATCCTTTCCAGCCATCCACCAGATACCCTTTGTAAACCACTGGGCAGAGTTGTTCTTGGTGGTATGTTTGATACAAGCCATATCACCGAAGAGATAAGTACCCTCCATAGCAAGACGCATATCGTAGATACTATCCTCCTCAATATCAGAGAAGTCCCAATCTACTCGCTTAGCAGCAATCTTATTGAAGGTACTCTCCTCAATCTGAATCATGAAGTTCTGGCAGAACTGAGTCTCAGAAGCAGGAAGGTTGTTGAAACGACCTGTCTGTACGTCCAACTCACCGCAACTCTTCGCCATACGAATGAGCTTCTGACCCTTCTGTAAGGCTGGAACGCCAATAGGCTGTTTCTTAACCAATTTACCATTTACTGCATACACAATAGGATAACCCTCATTATCCTTTCCACACACACAAAGTTCCAAATCAGGAGTAGGTTCATCGGTAAGGTCTGCATAAGCCTGATTCTTGTAGTTGGTAATCGCCTTAACACCTACAACTCGGATGGTATCATCCAGTGTAAACATTTCAGGGTCTTCTACCTTCAATACCATAGATGTACCAGTACTCTCAACAGTTGTTTCCTTGACGGTAGTCTTGATAGGACGTGTACCGATACTCCAGTATTCTACAACAAATGAACTGGCAGACTTGGTTGTCGCATAGCGTGAAATCTGGTCAACAGGAGTAGCCATCGGACGAATCTTAGTAATCTTGTCGTTGATGTCGTTCTCATAGAACTCCGTGCCATTCTCATTGAAGTGTTCACGACCTTTGCCTTCGGTTGCAATACCGTCATCCTGACGGGCTGCGCCACCATTGCCAGCATCATCGGCAGCGGTAGCACCGCCAGCCTCAGCAGCATGACCACTTTCGGACGTACCGCCATCAGGCAGAGCCGCCTCAGCCATAACGACCTGACCATTCACACCAAAAATAACCGCCATAACCATCAGAAAAATGGAAAGCAGCCGATTAAATTTACTTTTCTTCATTGTTATTCTGAATATTAATTAAACATATAAATTATCTTTTTACCTTATCACATTATCGAATACGTGTTCTTTTCTCGTGCCCACGCTCCCAGATGTTACCTCTACGTGATACCCTACCAAGCGCCCCAAGGTCAGGCTGGTTATCCGTTGGCTTGGTCTCTGCATTGGCAGAATCAAGGTCGGCAGTACCATCGCCCTTCTTTCTCAGTTCAAGGTTCTTGAAGTGCTTGCTGTTCTTGCCACGAACTTCACCCTCATGTGCCGCATCAGCCACATCGGTATCATGGTTCTTTGCCTTGATGAACGCAGTAATCATTTCCTCTGTAAACTTGCCAGTCACCACATTGCGCATAGTCTGAAAGCATTGGTCAATAGCATTGTTCACCGCTTCCTCGCCATACTTCTCTTCCAATTTGTCGAAGACTTCATAGCTGGATGGCATATTCTTGTCATACTCCTCCTGCAATTTCTTGCCGTTGGCAGCATTCTGCAAGAACTCCGACTGAGCCGATGCAATCTCATCCGCATTGTCAGGGTCTGAATAGTAATCAATGGCATCCTCGCCATGCGTGCGAATCAACTCAGCGTAAGGGCTCTTGCCAGCCTTCATCGCTTGAAGGAAGGTAGCCGCCTCAGGGTCACTACCCAGCCAATCGCCCATCGCCTTTTCGTTATCCTTGTAACCCTGCAAAGCCTTCTGGTCGGCATCATAATCGTCATTGATGGCTCCATAGATAGACTCATCGTCTGCATACTCGGTGTCGGGATGTCTGGTCTTCAAGCGTTCCAAAGCCAAGTCTCTCTTGGTCTTTGTATCTTGTTGTTTAGCAGCACCAGCATTCTGCTCTGTATTTATATTTTTGTTCATATATATATATGTATAAATTTATAAATCAATGCACAAAAATAACGCTTTTCAACTTATTATTAATCTTATCCGTTAACTATACTTAATTGTATCCAATTAATTTGGTTATTTCAATACATTTGTGTATCTTTGCCTTATATATATGAAACATAAAGGCTCACGATGTGACTTTACAAAGGAACGTGACGCTGACATATTGAGGGCTTACAAAGAGATTATATCAGTAAGAGACAATATCGGCCTCTTGGAGATTGAGCGAAGACTATTGCAATCTCCAAGCAAACGTTTTTGGGTTTCTTCCGACCGAGCATACAACGTCATTCTTAATATGCTTAACGGAAAATCCATCAGCAGCATGAATCCGCAGAAAAGAGCAATGTTTCAGGAGATTTACCGAAGATACAAGATTTATTCCAAGGAGCATCCTTCTCTCACCAAGATGGATGCCATTTGGCATGTGTGCAATCAGGAAGCACCGAGTTTCTATCTCACTCCAAAATCCATGCACGTCATACTTCATCGGGTGAGGAAGGAGGAGAAGAGAAGATGTTACGAACTTCGTCAGAGAAGATTGCGCTTTATGCAGGGTACATTATAATAATATGTATCACGCTCATAGGATATGATGGCATGGGTCTCTTTGAAGGTTGCTCTATTCAGAACCGACTAAGCTACCCTTTCTTCCATCAGAACATCTTTCATGCAGCCATCAACCTCTATGTGTTTCACCAATGTTACAGAGCAATCCCTTGCGGTATCGGTCACATGGTAGCATTCTATCTCATAGCCGTAAGCTATCCTTTTGCATCATTCGCACCAATCATAGGTCTCAGCGGATTTATATATGCTTACATGGGCTTTATCGCCCCCTACGTGGAGAATAAGGTAAGATACAATCTCACCATTCTCCTATATATCAGTATTGGAATCTTCTTCCCTTGCATGGCAGTTGGAGTCCACATCTATTGCTATGTACTTGGTCTGTTGTGGGGTTTTCTAAATGCACCGCTATGCCAAGACAAGTAACCGCCAAACTGACTGATGCACTCAACAAACACGTATTGGGCATTCTGAAGGAGAACGAGAAACGCATCAAAGAAATCAACACACCATTCAATCCCATCAAGGGTGAAGGTTGTGGAGACAAGCGATTCCCACTTATCCTTCCTGATTTCCCGATTCAGAAGCAGCAACTTCCAGTTTCGATGAAGAAGATTCCGCTCGTCAAGACGCTCATCGAGTTGGGTAGCTGCAAGGCAGTAATCGAGGAACTGCACAAGGATATAGACGAGCCGTACAACCTAGAGGAAGAAATGGAGCAACTGGTGGAGCAGTTCACTCGCATCAGAATGAAACATGACCCATTCTTCTTCTTTGCCACGTTCATCTATATCAAACCGAAAGGTGGAGGTCTCCCCTTTCGCTTTGTGCTCAGAAGACCGCAACGCAGACTGCTCAGGTGGCTGGAGGAGCGAAGAAAGAAGAATCGCCCTATCCGTCTTATCCTGCTAAAAGCAAGACAATGGGGAGGTTCAACGGTTATTCAGATGTACTTCCTCTGGTTGCAACTCATGTGGCAGAAGGGTCTCAACTCGCTCATCGTGGCTCAGGTCAAGGACACGGCAGAAACCATCCGAGGAATGTTCGAGGAAGCTCTGAAGAACTTTCCCACCAAGTTCCTCTACGAAATGGGAGAAGCATTCTCTGAGAACGAGCCGAAGTTTGTGGGTGTCGGAACATCAGGAAACGTCAAGAAGGTTCCTCAGCGATTCTGCAAGATTAAGGTGGGTTCCATGGAGCGACCACTATCAGCCAATGGTGAAGACTACAACTTGGTTCACCTTTCCGAGGTTGGATTGTGGAAGAAGACGGACGGAAAGTCTCCTGAGGAGGTGGTGCAGAATGCTACCAATGGTATCTTGTACCGACCATACACGATGATTGCCTACGAATCCACTGCCAATGGTACTGGCAACTTCTTCCACAAGGAGTGGCTTGCAGCAGTCAAGGGAGAATCTCAGTTTGAGCCATTCTTTGTTCCTTGGTACGAGATATACGATATGTATCATCTTGAATTTGAAAGCAAGAAACAGAAGGTAGAGTTTGCCAAATGGCTATACGAGAACCGCAATAATACCAACACGATGTCCGACCGAGAAGAGCCAGGCACCTATCTTTGGAAACTATGGAATCTTGGTGCCCCACTCGAAGCCATCAACTGGTATATTGCCGAGCGCAAGAAGTTCACCGACCATGCCGATATGGCTGCTGGCTACCCTACCGATGATATTGAGGCATTCAAGCATTCAGGAGCCAAGGTGTTTGCCGAAGACAAGGTTGACAAGTTCAGAAAAGGATGCCGAGCACCTAAGTTCATCGGTGATGTTTATGGTGACGGATATAAGGGCAAGAAGTGTATGCAGAATGTCCGATTCTGTGAAGACAAGCAGGGGCAGTTGTGGATATGGAGCAAGCCTGAGACTTTTGATGATTGTAAGGTAACCAACCGCTATCTGGTTGTAGTGGATATTGGTGGACGTAGCAAGAATGCCGACTGGTCTGTTATCTGCGTATTCGACCGATACTGGATGATGGAAGGAGGCAAACCTTACGTGGTAGCACAATGGTATGGGCATATTGATATGGACTTGCTGGCATGGAAGGCTGCTCAGATAGCCAAATTCTACAACGATGCCCTACTGGTTATTGAGTCAAACACCTTGGAAACAAAAGACAAGGAACATATATTGGAAGGTGGAGACCAATCTGAGTTCATCTTGAACCAAATCAAGGACGTATATGATAACCTCTATGCACGAAAGCAGAGTGAATCAGACATCAAGAATAAGGTTCCTGTAAAATATGGATTCCATACCAACGTAGCTACCAAGCCTATGGTTATCTCTGTATTGGTTCAGGTTATCCGTGAGCAACTCTATGTAGAGCGAGACGGCAGATGTTTAGACGAATATCTCACCTACGAAAAGAACGGAACTGTATATGAGGCGGCAGACGGAAAACACGATGATTTGCTCATGACCAGAGCCATCGGACTCCACATCTGTTTCAATGAAATGGAAATGCCTAAGATGATAGAGTATAAGACAAGAGTAATGACAAGAAAGGTTTCTGTTTCGGCAGCAACCATCATATAGTTCAAACTAAATAATTACGATTATGAAAGTAACAAAGATTTTCAAGCGCATCAAGTGCGAAATCATGTACCGCCAAGCTACGGCTAAGGCAGACTACGCATCCAAGAAGAACAATGGAGAAATCTTCTATGTTCTTCCTACACAGAAGGGCAACCTGATGATTATGAACCGCTCACTATTCGAGACGTTCAAGAGAACAAAACTGGTTGACAACGACATGAAGGTCAGAGACCTGTTCAGAGATTGTGTCTATCATACCAACTGCAAGAGCAAGAAGGGCAAGGCGAGCCGCAAGCGTAAGTTCCTCAGATGGAAAGGCTTGATTTAGAAGTTAACGGATAAGAGATAGGTAGAGTATATTCTACCTATCTTTGCTTGTTATTAATAATGTGTATCAAAATATGATTTATAAAATAGTACAAGGAAATAGTTTCAAGCTACACATCTTGGTGCGGAAGATGGATGTATCGAGAGAGTTTCAGCGACTCGTTGACTTCGATATGAGTCAGGCTACCGACATCAAGGTTGAGTTGTCAGGCTATTTCTGCAATACAATTTCCGTTCCAGTACAAGTAGCAGGAATCCAAGGAAATGTGTTGATATGTGACATTCCTTCTTTCCTTGATTGCGGTAATTACAATGTCAGGGTATCATGGAAGTATGAAGATAGTGAAATGGTCAGCATAGAGCGTAATCTTCTGAGAATCGTAGAACACAACTCTATGAGTAATGTTCCTATCGGTGTTACAGAAGGTGAGCATACTGGCTTATTCAATCTTCGCTACTACATCGTGACCAGCAATCAGTCAACTTGCCCAGTATCATTCATCGTTGACAACGTCAAGTTCAGCTACACCATCAATGGCGAAACTCAAATGGCGGATAACCAAGAGAACTATGTGGTTAACGGAACTATCAGCAACGGGAAGAAACTGGAAGCTGAGTTCATACCTATAGAAGGCTTCAGTATCGGTCAGGTAAAAATTATTATGGATGGCAAAGATGTTACTGACGAGTATTACAATAGTACTACTCACAAGGTATTCATTCCTGCCGTATCGGGTTATGTTACCATCACGGCAAGCGGAACTGTAAAGGCAAGCTATTATGGCGCATCATCAGCCAAGAATATGGGCGAGTTAAACATGTCAGACCTCACAATGTACGAAGGTACGCTTGTCGGTCAAACTCTAACCATTGCGACAACAGAAGAGAAGCCATACATCTGGTTCGCAAGCCGCCAGCCACTTATCTTTAGTCAATGTGGTTTCGAAGCTTCTTTAAATACCAACAAGTTGGGCGACCTCTACTACTATTGGTCAGACGAACTGGTAGCTGGTGACGACAATGAATATCAAATTAAACTTAAAGAATAATATGGCAGAAAATAAAAAGTACAATAGCATTCTTGTTAGCGGACGCAAAGACGAGACTCTGACATATTCGAGGTATATCAAGGACGAGGAGTCTGGTAAATCCGTTAAAGAGTCTCTTGATGAAAAGATTAGTACCACGGATAAGATAGAGATTAATCAGATTGCTCAGGCTGTTTGGGATAAACTCAAAAATGAGTATCTGAGGCTTGATGGAACAAATTCTATGAAGGGGCATTTGCTTCTTAACGGAAATACTATAAGCGGCGTAAGAGATATTTTTCAAAATGACATTCAGCTTGGTGCAGTCATATCTCTTAGTAATTCTGACGAAATTATATTAAAGACAATAGAAGTTGATGGCAGCGAGGAACCTTATCACAGAATACTTGCCGATTTTCAAAATGGAGAGGTCTCTTTTCCAGATGGTAAAGTATCATCCAAAGGCTACAAGACCACAGACCGCTCCAACATAGGCTTGCTTGTCAACGATGGTTCTGTTGGTCTTGCTATGACTGACTCTGACATCGACGGATTATTTCAACAAGTATTTCAAACTGTAATAGGATAAAAGGATATGGCAAATTATTTAGATAAGTCTGGTCTCCTTCGAGTGTTGCGAGGAGTGAAGAATCAGATAGAGAGAAATGTTGGTGAACTGGAAGCAACAAAGGGAAGACCTAATGGTATTGCCTCTTTGGATGGCAAGGGCTTTGTTCCTCTTGCTCAACTTGGCAATCTTGACATGACCTTCTTTGAGCCTGTGCAAGAACTTCCTACCACGGACATCAAGAAGCACATCTACCTTATCAAGAACACTAAGGAAGGTGAGCAAGATACTTATGACGAGTATCTTTACACAGGTGATGTTGATGGTGAGTACGATGCTAGCAAGTGGGAGAAGTTGGGCGACTTTGTGCCTACATTTGACTTGAAGGAGTACGCTAAGAAAAAAGATGCTGTTAATAGTATATCAATTAGAGATATTGGAAATTCTAGCGATGCACCAGATAACTTTGAGTTAGGCTTATACTATATTAATGGTGATGGTGAGGAGAAATGTGTTACAATACCAACTGTAACGGTTGGTGGTGTTTCTACACACCCAAGTGGAGCGTTAAGACCTTATACAGGTCATAATGGACTTATGACATCTGAGGACAAGGCTAAACTAGATAAGATAGACACAGAAGCCCTTTCTCAATCTATCACTGCTGCCAACACCGCAGCTGGCAACACCAACGAGGCGATCAGAAAGTGCGAGACCGCCACTGCTGGGGCTGAGAGGTGCAATGTCACCTTGGACGGAACGAAGATTATCGTCACTAACCGAGAGGGAGAGAAGCAGGAGACCGAGGTGGTTAATACCGAGGAGGTTGTTACCGTTGTAATCACTTCCTCTGTTGAGAGTATCTGTGTCGCTGGCTTGAAGGTGAATGTGTTCCTCAACAATGGCAAGACGCCTCAGACCTACACCACCGATTCGGAGGGCAAGACCACCTTCAAGGTCAGCCGAGGTGTGTACTACCAAGTCGCAGTGCCAGAGTACGCCAACGCTCAGCCCTTGTCTCCTATTGGCTTTACCTCCGTTGGTGTCAGCAAGACCATCACGTTTGGCTACGAGCCTTATGATGAGGAGACAAGCGAGAAAGTTATCGTGACTGTCATTAAGTACACTGATGGCACTGGTGCGCCTTGGGAAGGAAAGGACGTGATTGTAACCATAGACAATAAGGCGACCACCTACACAACCGATGAGAAGGGACAGGCGACCATCTATGTTCCGTATCTCAAGGAGTACACCGTGAGGGTTGATGATGAGGATGGCTACTATGTACGCTTTAACAAGAACTCAAGAACCTACACATCAAGGGTGGCACAGCGACTTATACAAGTAAACATGTACCAATTCAAAACTGGCATCTATGTGCTTGATTCCGATGCTACCGAATACTACATCGAGGACTGGGTGGCTGCTGGAAAGACCGCAGAGGAAGCTATCGCCATCAGGGTGGCAGACCAGAACCTTCGCCTTAATAGAGGTACCTTCATCATCCGCTGCACCGACCTAAAGGATATGACGAAGTTGCAAAAATATCAGTGGTGTACGCAGAATCTGCAATTTACCTCAATCGCCCTCAATGGCAATACATCGTCTGACCCTAACTATTGGAACGGAGAGCAATCGTCCTTCTTGGTTCGGCAAGAGGCTGAGGATCGAAGTCTTAGTGTACCTGCATTTGCCTTCGCCTATGGTCAGTCCTTGGAGATTGGTGGCGAGAAGTTGAATGGCTTCCTTATGTCAGTAGGTCAGGAGTACGTACATATCAGTAATGCTGGCACCATCCGAGAGGTGTTGAGAACACTCTTCGGGGATAGCGTAGCTGACGCTTACTATAAGTTCGTGAATGGTCAGACTAGATGGACTAGTACGCAGAGCAATGCCACGGGCGCTTGGTGCTACAATTCTCAGGCGTACTTCAACAACAAGTTCAACAGCTTCTATGTTCTGCCAGTTTTCGCTTGTTAGCTCTGTCTCTTCATCTCTCTGTCTCTCCTCTCTCTCGCAAGGGAGGAACGCAAGCAATGAAGGTAATTCAAATAAGGCGAGCCGCAAGGTGAGCCGATAGTATTAAATAACATTCAATAGCCATGGCATACGCAGAGAACCTGCAAATATTCAAGGACACGCTCATCCTGTGCAAGATACTTATGGGAGGCTCGAAGAACGTACCTAAGTTGATTAGGTTTGGTCAGTACGAGGTTGCTATCAGCAAGGCTTGCCAAGCTCTTGATTTAATTCGGAGGATTAACTCATCCTTCGAGTATCGGGAGTATTATCTGAATGAGTTTGTCATGCTCATTGCTGATGTCAACGCAAGAATCCTACTGTTTGCCGATGCCCAGTTTATCAGTGATAAGTTCGCTAAGGACTTGAACAATCAACTGAGAAAGGTGTCGGCAATGGCATACGGCTGGCTGAACAGTGAGCGCAAGCGCAAAGGCGAGAGTTACCGAGCCACGGCAAGGTAAGAGAGCCGTCACTAAATGTGACAAGGGGCTTCCGCAATCAGCCATCCTTTGAGGGATGGAGTTGCTAGGAATAAGTCAGTGAAGCCGTAAACGCAGAACAATGCCACGAACGCTTGGTACTACAATTCTCAGGCGAACAACAACAACAAGAACAACAGCTACTATGTTCTGCCAGTTTTCGATTGTCCAAAAGTGACGATAGAGGTTATTTTGTATATGCTATTAATGTTGATATAATGAACGATTATGAGGAGAATACGACTGCCAACATAGAAAAGGAGTATGTCCCGATTGGGCTAGTAAGTGATGGCTATCGGGACTGCTGCAAGCATAAGGGCAGTACTTGGGGTTGCATCGAGTATAAGATGGACTTCCTCACCAACAACTACCAGCTATATTTGGAGCTAAATAGTATGACATACGAAGTAGGTCAGAGTAAAGCTTTCTGTGTCACAAGACCGAAGCTTCGGGAAGTGTGGTGCGCTGCCTTTAGGGATAGAATCGTACATCATATACTAGCCATCAAATTTCTGCCTATCTTTGAGGCCTATATGACCGACCACGCATATGCGTGCAGAAAGGGCAAGGGCGTTGATTATGGTATCAATCATCTTATAGGTCAGATAGAGGCTATCAGCGGAGATTATACCCTAGAGACTTGGATATTGAGGTGCGACCTAAGTGGCTTCTTTATGAGCATAGATAGACAACTCTTGTATAATATCGTTGAGGACATCATCCGAAAGGAGTATCACGAGGGCGATATAGAGTTTTGGCTATGGTTGTGGAAGAAAGTCATCCTCCACGACCCTATCAAAAATTGCATCAAGGTTGGAGATTTGTCACTCTTTGCCAAGCTGCCTAAGAATAAGTCACTATTCACGAACGAGAAAGGCAAGGGATTGCCGATTGGCAACTTACCTAGCCAAATACTCGCCAATCTGTTGATGGGCATCTTCGATAAGTGGATAATGGCTAGGATGAGCGATGGTTCGGGCTACGGAAGGTATGTTGATGATTTTGTCTGCATAAGCCGTGACAAGCGATTGCTGCTAGATACCTTGGAGGATGCAAGAAAATGGCTAAAGGCAAATCTAGGACTTACACTCCATCCCGATAAGGTCTATCTCCAAGAGGCTAAGAAGGGCGTGCAAATGACAGGCGCAATTATCAAGCCGCATAGGTGCTATACCATCAACCGAACAAGAGACCATCTGTTTGGACTGATAAAGTGGTGGAACGAGATAGATGAACCTACTAGCGAGGATACAATGGCTTTTGCTTGTAGATGCAATTCCCTTCTAGGACTGATGATTCATCGTGATACCTACGCTATCAGATGGCAGGCTTGGAATATGATGCGGCACAAGGATGTTGTCTATTGTCAAAATATGCGGAAGATATGTATCAGGAATAATTATAATAATCAATCTAAAAAGTATAATAGGATATGAATAGAATTTCTTTTGTAAAAACTATTATCGCCAAAAGCGATTACAAGGAAAAAGAGGAAGTAGAAGGTGGCATCTACCTCATCCACTTTGACCCAGTTGAGAAGGAAGGTTTGAATGCCTACGAGTGTGTGGAATGCTCCGTGCCAGTAACCGATTACAATACCGACGAGGTTAAGGCTGAATACAAGACTTGGAAAACCAAGCACGATGCATCCGAGCTAGCCTATGCCATCCGCTCAAAGGTTGCTGAGATTGAGGCTTATGATACCTCTAGCAAGGTCAATGGCTTTGTATTGAATGGTATGACCGTTTGGCTTGACAAGGCTACGAGAGTGGGCTTAATGAACTCCACCACCATCGCCAAGGCAGCAGGTCAGCAGACTACTACACTTTGGCTTGGAGACGTTAAGCTGGAGGTGGATTGTGATAAGGCTATCCAGTTGCTGAGTGCGCTGGAAATGTATGCCTTGGAATGCTTCAACGTCACTGCCAAGCACAAGGCTGACGTGGCTGACTTGAAGACCATCAAGGAGGTGGAGGCATTCGATGTTGCTGCCGACTATCCTACGCAACTCGAAATGAAGTTGTAAAATGATTAAGTTATATGATTATGTGGATATTATCATTAGTTTCTTTTCTCCTTCTAGGAGGATTTCTGTTGCTAGCTGCAATGAGATTTAGCATTCCCGATATGGTATCTAATACCTACTATCAGTTGCAGAACACTACTGGTAGTGAGGTGCTTGGCGGCAAGGTTAAGCGTAACTTCGGGTGGGTGTTCTCGGTGGTTATGGTCTTGGTGGCATTCCTTATGATGGTGGCTATACTAGACCTAGGCAAGGGCGTTCAGTGCTTGGCTTTTATCGGTTGTGGAGGATTGGCTTTCGTTGGCTGTGCCCCTAACTATTTCGACAAGGACGAGTACTTGGTACATAAGTGCGCTGCTATTATTGCTGCTATCGGGTGCATTGGCTGGTGCTTATCTGTTTGTTGGTGGATGACACTTATCGTCTTGGCTTGCTATCTAATTTATCTTGCCATTGTTGATGTTGCAAAGAGGGCTAACAATATGTGGCATATATCGAATGTTGCGCCAAAAAATCATCCTTGGTACTGGGCAGAGGTAGCTGGATTCCTAGATGTCTTTTTAACTTACTGGGTAGTATATTAATATAGGAGGATAAAACGTGACTTGGAAGAATTTGTTTACATTCAACAAGCGAGACTTGATAGGCTTGGTTTGTTGGCTGCTTGTCAGTATATTGATAGGTCTGCTTGCCTTGCCTATCATGGTAGTAAGGGAATATTACCAGTATAAACACTACAAGTTAGAAAGGTTTGAGTGGGAGGATATTGCCAGATACTCTTTTGTGATAATAGTAGGTTCTGTTATTCGTATTTTGTTGGGGCAGTAATAATGGCAAATAGCTTTACAGATAAAAAAGATAGGTAAAATTTAATCTACCTATCTTTTTTATTGTTGCACTACCTGAAAAAGCTGCTCGCAAAGACTACCCATCATATAGCATGGTTCTTCGCTAAGCATATCAATTCCGTCCTGCTCACAGATATGAGCCACCACATGAAGAAGCTCATGCCCGATAGTATTGATAATACTGCCATCAGATTTACATTCTCCAATGGCAAGAACACTCCTTCTTCCTGATAGGTTGGAATAGGTAAGACCTCTGTCTGCACTCTCCTTGGTTAGATGTCCGTATGCTTCCGACAACGGATTTCCGTTGCAGCCTATATCAGAAAGAGCATGGCATATCTCATCGGCATCAGGTGACTGATAACCTATGAAACATACTATGCTCCATTTGTGCTTCGGAAGGTATATCACTCTTCTCATCATAACACATCTTCCCAAGGGATAGGTACTCCATTGTGGCAGCAGTCGGCATAGAATCTGTTGAAGATGAAACCATCCTTCTGGTCGGCATCATCCACCATATCCTTGATAAACTGAGCCAACTGCTCCTCGTCCTTAATGGAAGACTTATAGAAGTCTGCCCTCGCCATATTCGCCACATACACATGGTCGTAGCCAGCCTTATTCTTTACCTCTATACCCTGACCAAGCAGCAAGGCATCCACCTTCTCTTTATCCCAAAAAGAGACTCTTACATCACTCTTGGTGGAAGGATCATACTTATACATCTGACCCACCGCCCACTCGCACATCTTCTTACTGAAATGATAGCCATTGTATCTAAGATAGGCAACCATTGCCTCGGGTTTGAGGTCATACATATCCAATGGCATCCTACATTTTCCCATATTGCTGAATATTAAAGGGAGTCTGGTCCCGACATAAATGTCGCTACCAAAACTCCCAAGTTAAACATTAGCGACCGCCACCATTGTAGCCGCCACCACCTCTTTCGCCATAGCGGTTCGGGTAGTTCCAATCATCGTTCACGTTGTTGAATCTACGTCTGTTCTCACGCTCTTCACGTTCCTCACGCTCCCTTCTCCAATCGTCACGATAATCAGGCATACGTTCACCCATACGCTCCTGCTTCATCTTTTTCAGACAAGACATAGCCTTGCTGCCAAAACCAAGCATAGACTCGATGTTGTCATACAAATCATCGAACTTATCTTCTGTAATCTCAATCATTACCATAATCATTAGATATTAAAGTGAATAGATAGGTAGGAGATTACTTGCTCATGGTCTGCTGGAGCCATCCCATCATCTTGTCAATCTTGCCCTCAATGCCTGAAACCTTACCTTCCAGTTTATTGATTTTCTCGGTCTGTTCCTTCTCCTTGGCAATCTGGGGGTTGAGTTGCTGTAGCATTCCCTCACAAGATTCTACTACCCTCTTGTTGTAATCTACGCTCTCCAGTATCGCCTTGGATTGTCTCAGCATGGCATCCACCTCGGCACTCATGGCATCCTTGTTGTCACTAACCACAAGGTTCTTGTCGTTGGCTATCTGTCCGTTAGCAGGCAGTTGCTTGAAATCCACTTCCTCGTCACCCAGCTTCACCTTCACATCAACCACAGTTTCCATAGGCTGAGGAGTAAAGCCGTTGTTAAAGGTAGGGTATTTCGTCTGAGGATTGCTTACTGAAACCACCTGACCGACTCGCAAGTTAGGATTCTCACCCTTGTCGAGAACATAAAATAAGGAATTAGTTCTTAAACCTTGAAACATAATGTAATCTCCTATTATCTATTCTTGTTAAACAATACCCGTCATCAGTTGAAGGGTGTTAGTGTCTCTCTCAAACCAGAGCTGAACCACTCCAGTTCCCGGCACGTCTGCAACCGTCAAAGCTTCACCATTGAACTTGGTTACAGCCTGTGTCACTCCGTTGGTCTCGAAAAGGATAGGCAGCGTACCAGTCGTTCCAGTCGGAATAGCCTGACGCAGATTTACGAAAATCGTTCCTCTGTAGCTGGCATTCACGAAGGCGTGGTTTTTAAAGGTGAACACCACATTGGCAGTATTCACCGCCACGCCTGTAGAAGCGATAGCCGCCGAACCGTTACGATTCACCCATGTATAAGGTCTTAACCATAACATAGCAGCCTCCTTTCTTTAACCCCAGAATCCTGCATTGTTGGCAGCATTCAGTCCGTACAAACCAGCCTGATAAGCCACGCAGTTAGGAACCGCAGTAAATGGGCTATAAGGAGTGGTCACGGTCTCAGGCAACTTACACTTGATACCAGCTACCTCGTTCTGCAAGCCTGCCAATACCGCATTGATAGGAGCTACCGCCTGGCCCACAATCTGAGAGGTCATTGCAGAAGACTTAAAGGTGCTATTCTCCTCACGGAGTGCATCAATTTTGTTCTGCATTTCACGCATTTCAGCTTGCTTCTGACCATCAACGATGGTCTGAGTACTCTCCTTGATAGCATTGTGCAAGTCACAAGTCTGTCGCTGAGTCTCGTAAGCTACGTTAGAGAAGCCACGCTCCTGACCAGTAGCCACATTGTTGATGGCATTCTGCAAGGTACCAGTCTGCTGGCAGATAGCCAAGCGGTTCTCGCAGCAGCAGTTAGCAATCTGCTGAGCAATCTGCATATTACCCTGCTGCAAAGCGTTGATAGTCTGCATACCGCTCATACCTACCTGATTACCTACACTCTGAACCTGAGAGGTCAAGGCGGAAATGGCACTCTGAATCTGACCTTCGGTACAGTTCAACTGGGTAGCCAAATTGCTGAGTGCATTACGGTTGCCACCGATGGCATCCATCAGGAGACCACGACCATAGTCATTGTTAATCTCGTTGGCGAGACCACCACGACCATTATTGCCGAAACCTCCCCAGCCGTTACCTCCCCAGCCCATGAGGAAGAAAAGGAATATTACCCACATAAACCAGCCACCTTCACCACCGAAGCCGTTGTTACCCTTCATGGCAAGAAGGACATTTGGGTCAACACCCTGCTTTTGGAGCAGAGGTGCAAGAAGACCGAGCATCCCATTGTTAGATGTGGAGCCTTCGTTTCCGAATACATACGTTTTACTTTCCATATTATCCTGAAATCTTTTTTTTTGTTAAACATAAAATGATACTCACTCTGTAACGTTACGGACACAAAGATACGAATAATATGGATAGGTATTGATAAACTCGTAAAAGGTTGTTTAAGTGTTTGAATAGCAGCGATTTGTGATTACGGAAAAGGTCATAAGGGTATAGGAGAGGCTATTTAGTTTCTCCTATATGTATCAGTTTAGCTATTCCTAAATATTTATGCCATACTTCTTTGCTTGCTTACGGAAGAAAGCCTTCTTATTAGCAAAGAATCGGATAAGGGATTTATTCCACTTTTTCTCATGCCCAAACTGGTCATGGATGCCTTCTGGTATCTTGCCATCGTGAACATACTTCTCGAAAGACGAGATAGACTTACCCATTTCATGGGCACACCAACCCTTATTGGCTTGCGTATCATTCATCATAGCGGTAAGGAGTGCTACCAGTTCCAAGTCCCCTTCTGACAGACCACAAGGTATTGGTTTGCCTTCTTCTTGCGCTACTGCTGATTCATGCGCTTTATCAGCAAGAACACGAAGTCCTGCCTCTACGATTCTGTAATTTACTAATTGCGACATAAGCATATAAAATTAGAATGAGTGTAATCAGGAACATATCACAATAATACATATCGTTTGTGACAACAATAGAACCGAACATGATGTGTATCACATTGACTCCTGCAATATACAAGATAGGTATTCGCCACTCTACGCACAATCTGTGCAACACCTGACCTTTCCAAAGGGAAATAGGATATAGAATATAAGTGATGAAATAGAAGAACCAGACTGGTTCCTCGTTCTCTTCATACCAAAGGGTAATCTCCATCTTGTTGTCATAAAACTGAGATACACCATACCATCTGATAAGCATGACCAATATTGGAGCATACTTGAAGTAGAGTAAATCTGTTTTTATTTTACTGCGTTCAGGGAGAAGTTTAGTTATCTCTCCTATCAATTTCCTGACCCGTTGATCTTCATCATCATCTTGTTTCATAAGCCTTCATTTTTAGTTTATTTTTGATTGAGAATTATCAAATTATAGAATTTATAAACGTTCTTAGATTTGGCAAATCTAATAAAAATAAATGGAACATATTGATTTATATAAAACTTTAAATATTAAACTTTGCAAATACTAACAGATTGAAAGTTTTACTCAAATTAAAGAAACAAAAAGTTTCAGAATGAAAGTAAATATCCCCCGAAAGCCTTATACTTTCAGGGGATAGCCATATTTATTTTTTCTTAGCCTTCGCTTTCTGGTTAGCCACAACCACCTTGTTAGCTTTCTCCAGTACGGAAAGAATCTTCTTTCTCAATTCACGAATCTGCTTCATGTCCTCAGCGTTGTAGGCATCCTTGCCATCATCCAAGAAACCTTTCTTCAACTCGGAAATCTCCTGCTTATCAAGGGAAATCTCGTCAATGGCATCAATGGCAGCCTTGTTGGTATTGTAGTAGCCATCGCTCTCATTTGGGGCATTATCTACAATAGCATCATATCTATTCTTGAATGAGTTTAACTTTTCAAAGAGTTGTTTCAGCTTCATATCCTCAAACTCATCCATAGAGGTAGTATGATTATTATAGATGTCCTCAGCATTAATTTGATGTGGTTTGTACTCATCACCACTCTCCTCCGCACGTTCCTTCTTTCTTGTCTCCTTGTAATCTTTTACATCTTTCTCATACAACTTATAAGTCTTGTATTCCTCAGAGCCATAGAAACGTTCAAGCAAGGAGTAATCGCCATCAATCTTAGCTTGTTTCTTCAACTTGCTAATTGTGTTGGAAGCACGGTCGTAGTATTCCTTCTTATCCCAGAACTCATCACCTTGTTTCTTAGAAGCTGGTCTATCATCAGGATTGCTGACGAACTTGCTGAATAATGGAATATCAGCCACCTTGATTTCCTTCGGGTCGTTGAGTGACTTGGTAAGCACACCGAGCACCTGACTGCCCATGGTGTAAGCACCACCGAGGTAAGAAGACAAAACATGGTCAACCACAGCAGGGTTATTCAGATTGTATCTTGGGTTACCCAAAGCATCCCATTTGTTCTGCTGCACATCAGGATAATCGTTTCCGATTGAGTTCATCATCCTTGATGCACGAACCAACCAATCAGGAGTGCCCACGTATGCCTTGGTAAAGTTCGGGTCATACTTGTTATACTCTGTCTCCTTGAATAATGGCTTGCCAGTAAAGTCAACATTGAAAGCCAACTCAAAGATAGGACGGACGGCATTAGGCATCAGACTGACCGCAATATTTCCGTCATATCCAGTCGGGTCGAGCGGAAGCATATCCACCACCTGACCGAGCAAGTCTTCTGCATACTGGCTCCAACTCTCCTCAGCCAACTTGCCACCCATCATATTGGATGCAATCATATCACCTACTCCATAGAAAGCACGGAACTCCTGAGCAAGCGGTATCTTGATAAACTCATGAGTGAACGGAAACCACATAATAAGGTTATTTCGTCTATCCCACTTGGTGAACTGCCAGTACTTCTTCGAAATATCCTTGTACCATTTCTTATCATCACCATCGCCACCACCGAAAGCAGCAGCTATCTGCATCAAGGCTGCATTAACGATAGGAACCAGCACACCGCTCGCTATCCACGATGCAGTTACAGCCATGAATTTGAAAGGATGATGCTTGCCAAGCGCACCCAAGGTCTGCAAACTCTGTACCGCTGGGTTGATGAAGAGATAGAGATTTCTAATCATCTGCCAGCCATATTCGCCAGTACCCTTGCGGTTGAAGTTCAGGGTAACGTCCTTGGCATCATTCACAGCCTCATCAATGGAACGTCCATACTGAATAGAGGTCATGTAGATAGCGAATCGGTTGCTATCCTCAATCATTCTATTCAGGAACTCAATAACATCCATGATGGTGTGCCCTACCTTAACTGGGTTCGCCTTCCATCTATCCAAATCCTTCAAGTCATTCTTGAATTTCTTCTTCAAGTCTTCCACGTCAAGTGAAGATACAAAGCCAGTCTCGCCACCATTCATCATGAAGTCATAGAACATCTGTTCCTTTGGAGTAGCGTTTCCGTTGCTTACCTTCTCCCTTAACTTTCCGTTCTGATAATCTTTCAGCATGAATCCGAGATTCCAAGAGGTAGCAAGATTCTTTCTGAGCAGATAGTTGTACTTAGCATCCTCACGGATAGCTGTAGATGCAAGGGTCATGGTCAGGTCTCGGAAGTAGTTGGAAGGAATGAAGAGAGGCGAAAGACTTGTATAGGCAGCAGCCATCTTTCTGCCCAACCAAGCAGCAGCCCTATCCAGTTTGCCGCTCTGAATCTCTCTTACTCGGTGTGCTCTTGTATTGTTCATCGCCTGAGCCAACTGAGGGTCGCCATTCACATAGATAACGTACTCCTCGCCATCCTTCATCACTCTTACCTCATGTTCTCTCTCCTCGCTATGAGTCTGAGGATAGGCTATGTTCAATCCGTCTCTCTTCTGAGTAGCATTGCCAGTCTGAGCCATCTGCTCCATCTTCTTCTCGAAAGCATCAATGGCAGCCTTCACCTGATTGCTATCCATCTGAGAAGTAATCTGAGGTGTAGCAGGAATCCACTCCTCGTTGCCGTTATCATCCACACTCTTCACGTACCAAGCCTTGCTCAGGGTAAGAAGAGAGGTAGGATGATTCTGTGCCAAGAGCATCAGGTGTTGCTTCACCCAGTTCTTGTTGTTCAGCAGGATTCCACTCTCTGCCATGTTCTCGATGTATGCGATAGGGTCATCAGCGATAGAGGTTCGTCCGTGCGCCTTCTTCAAAGTCTGATTAAACGCACCCTTGCCGCCACCGATATAGTCCCATACTTGGTCGGCAGTAGTGCCATCCCAGCCACGGAGAGGAATATAATGGCTATACATATCTCGCACATACTGATAAGTATCTTTGCTCATCATACCAGCCTTGTAGCCATCACGGAGAATCTTCTTGGTAGCCGCATTCGTTGCATCCCAGAGGTTGTGAGTCTCGGTTACATACTTACTCTCAATATCCTTTATCAGTTTGTGGGCAGCTTCCTCGAAGTCTGAGCCATCAAATAGAGCAGACAAGCCTGAGTAATCGTAGGCGATACCCATCTTATCATAACGATAGTTCATATAGGATGGAGAGTATTTCGTTCTGAGAGCATTATCTCTCTGTCTCCAAGTATTGAAATCCACTCTTCCATACTCCAAGTCGCTATCATTAATGATACGATTCATATCACCCTTGTAAGCCTTGTATGCAGCACTTCTCTGAGCCACGTCCTCATAGTCTGCTTCCAGAGACTTCTTGAAAGCCATCTGTGCATCACGCTCCAAACCATGCTTAGCCATCATGTAGATACGAACATTATCATAGCTATCGCCCAGTACCTTCTTCATCTGATGATAAGCCTTTCTGAGTGGCTGTAAGAACTCGTTGTTGTATTCCTCAAACTCGTTCTTGCCCTTGCCATGGCTTCGGTTCTCGGCAGTATAGGCATCCTCAGCCATGTTCAGGCGGTCAACACCCACTTCCTTCATGATAGCTTCCTGAGCCTTGCGGATAGCCAGCATACTATCTTGGAAGGCGATACGTTTGAGCACAGAGCCACGCTGCAACTCTCGGTTGAACTCTCCAAGGGCAGTATCATCACTCAGAAGATGCTGCTCGTAGGTTGGAGCGGTCTTCCACAGAGCCATCTGTTTGCGGTACTCGTCCACTCTCCTCAGGAAGTCAACGGCACTCTCACCAGCGTTGCGTTGTGGGATGGTTGGTCTCTGTGCATCCTTTGGCAGATTATTATCCTTCTTCCACTGGTTCAGGTCATGCTCAAACTTGTCATAGCGCAAGGAGAATCGAGTATTACCATTCAGACCGAAATCCGTCTCTTCGATATTGTTCATGGAAATATAATCAATATTCTTATTGAAATCATCCATGATGTCACTGAGAGCCTTATCCATCTTTGACTTGTCTGAGACCTCAAAGAGCCTTCTCAGAGCATTCTTGATAGCTTGCCATAAAGAAATATCACCAACCCTCTTCAACTCATTAGCTGCATTCAGGATTCTTTCTCCATAAGGAATGCTGAGTATTCTTCTCTGCTTAGCATCAGCCATTTCAGCAGCAAACTCATACTCATCCTTACCTCCATAATCACGATAGTTGTCTTCTTCCCAAACCAGTCTTCGGTCAGCCTTATACGCATCATAAGTATTAATGATGGTATTCACAGCTTCAATCTGCTTAGGTGTAAGCATACCATCAGCCATACCTTTCTTTACGAGATTGATAGAACCAATTGTTGCTTGATGAATCATTTCGTGAAGGATAGTGTGAGCCAACTCTGATTGTGGTGTAGATGTTCTGGTCATTGTGTCAATGAATAGAGATATATCTCTATCTGTACCTGCAAAACCCAAGTCACCTTCTTGCTTAGCATTGTCAACACCACCAAACTCAGCACCAACCTGAACTAAAATCTTCCTCGCTTTTCCATAGAGTTCACGTAATTCTCCTCTATTTGTTTCGTTTCCAAGTGTATCTTCAAACGCTCTATCAACCATATCAAGAGAGGTTTGTCTTCCTCCCTGCAATCCATAAGTTTCTGAGAGATACTTTGCTCTAACGTCTCTATACTCCAGTTCTCGTTCTGCTGTAGCTTCGGTAATTCGATGTCTCGCATCTGTAATTCCATAAGTACTTCCCTCACGATTCTCTTCTCGTAAGTTTTTCCGTCTCCAGTTCTCATTGCTTTTCAGTTCTTGATTAATATCCTCTCTGCGCATCTTGGAGAAATCAGATAAGTCTTGATCAATATAATTAGATACAAGTCTCTTATCACGTTCTGCAACCTTATTCATTACTTCCTTGATAGCAGAGTCATACTTCTTTTCTATCTGCGAAGATACTCTTTTATCCACATCTGTAGGAATAATACGAGAATCTTTAACGTTATTTGTCTTTTTAAGACTGAATTTAGGGTCAGAACCAGTAAGCAGAGGAGCAATAACGTGTTCTGTCAACTGGGTAGGTATTCCGTTGCCGATGATGGTATGGCTCAGGTTCTCGGAGAATGGCATCTTGTAATCATCGCTCACTCCTGATACTCTTGCGAGCACTCTGCCCATGGCACGATATACCTTACCGTCAGGCATCACAATCACATCACCGCTCTTTGTTCGGAGTGTTGGCAGCAGTTCATCAGCGAAGGCATGAGGAACCTTTCCGTCAGCATAGGCACTACCCATCACATATAATGGCTTGTCAATGTTTCTCCAGTCAATGCCATCAGCCTTCAAGCGAATATCCATCCAAGGAGCCACACCATTCTTCTTCTCGGTCAAGGTAGGGATAATATCAGCCACAGCTTCATACCATCCGCTCTTGTGTGCCATCTTCTTTGGCTTGTCAGGAAGTTTACCATCACGAACCGCACGGACAATCAATCTCTCTCGGTTGGTGTAGCCGCCATAGTCAGCAGCGTTATACACATCTGCATCCCAAGTATATCCGTTGGCATCCAGAGCATCCGTGATAATATTCATCGCTTCCGAATCCTTATACCCCTTCACATTCTCAATGGTCACCACCTTTGGCTTAATAGCATTGATGAACTCGGCAGTACTAGCAGCAGTCTCCTTGTCAAGTTCCACCTCAGCGTGGTTACTCTTCGCCTGAGAGTAGTTCTTGCAGACTGGGCTGGCATGGAAGTACTCCACCTCACCATCTATCTGCTTGACCAACTCTTTAGGGTCAACGTCACGAACATCAGCAGTAACGATGTGCTGCCCGAAGTTATTGCGATATACACCGCTTATCTTCTCGTCATACTCCACTGCCACCACTGGGTCGATGATACCCTTCAAGCCTTCCTCAACAAGACCGCCACCACTAAAGTAGGTTCCAGCCTTAATGAGAGTTCCATCAAGATTCTTCAAAGAAAACTTAGGGTCACGCTCAATAGCTTCTGCAATATGAATAGTCTTCTTGTTGGCTTGTTTCCATCCCTCAGGTTTCTCCATCATAGATTTCAGAGAGAAACGAATATTGTCGCTACTATTGATAGCATCCATAGTAACCTTCTGTCTATCCTCGGCATTTCCACGCTCATAGCTGCTCACATCAATACCTGCCATCTTCAAGGCATCTATCACATCGCTTGGAGTATCGTTTGGAACGATAGCCTTCTCAAACTCGTCAAGACCGTATGGGCGCATAAACTTGGTTTCAAAGTAGATGGAAGGCTTCTCATTTTTTACAGCATCAATAAGTTCATTCAACTTGTCGATGTCCTCGTCTGTCAAGTCCACACCATACTCATCCTTGGCATATTTCTTTGGATTCTTCTGTGTGGCAGCATCTTCCAATCTGTCCATGCCATAGCTTTCAAATGGTTCTGCATCAGGTTGCATCTTGTCAGCCAACTCATCATATACAGGTTGCCATTTCTCTTGGAACTTCTCAACGTCCTCATAGTTTCCTGTGAGATTACCCTTCTTCTTTCTGATTTGGTCAAGAGTCCCCATCGGTTTCAATATAGATGCAACGAAATGACTGAAAGAAGCCGAACCAACGGAAGCATTCTTGCCATCTTGTTTCATTACCTTCACCGCATTCTCAACGGTGTTAGGCAAATACTTGCGGTTGCCATCATCCTTATATCCTGCAAAGATTACCTCCTCCACTTGGTAGCGGTCATTGAGTTTTCCTTTCCATGAATCGAAGTCTTCCTTCATGCCTTTGTCCTGAATGTATTGTTGTGCAGCTTTCATCGTTGCATTCTCATCCACCTTACCAGAAGTCTCCGCATCACGCAGTATGCCATCAACGAAACGAGACAAAGCCCCATAGTCATAGCCATGTTCCTTCATCCAATCAACATCAAGTTGTTTGTCCTTGGAAATATTGGAGTTAGGTCTTTTCTTGATAAACTCCTCGTCTTTCTTAATGAATTTCTTGATGTCATTGTCAAACTCTTCCTTATTGCCATCATACACCTCACGAATAAACAAGTCAAGGAGTTTCTCCTTTTGCTCATCCGTAGTATTATAGATACCATTTAATTTTCCCAAGATACCCTTCACCTCATCATGAAGTTCCTTTGGATATTTGCCTTCAACATGAACCAACTCAGGAGCTTTTCCTTTCTCATGCAAATAGAGATAAGCTAAACTGTTTGTATCACGACCATCCATGAAGCTGTTGATGGCATTTCTTGTGAGACTTTGCATTTCCTTTGGAACGGATTCTATGTCGTCGTAAGCGACATCACCACCATTGCCACCAAACTTCTTTTCTACTGGAGGATAGATAGGAGTCCATGCATCTGCGGCATAAGTGCCGATGTTCTTTCCAGTCCTCTTTGCTATCTTCTCTGCCTTCGGTATCAAGGTTATCTCTCCATAGCCAGAATATATTCCATTCTTAGAGTCAATCACACCCATGGAAGGTGCGGCAAAGCCACCTTGCTTGATAGCCTTGCGAAGCTTATCAAGACTGATGTTGTGCATACCAAACATAGTCTTCTCATCTTTCAAAGAATAGCGTACATCTGCATTATTCTCATTGAATCTCTGAGACAAAGGAATCACATTGCCATTATCATCATAGGTAACGGCATCAAGCAACTTTCGGTTGTTCTTGGTGTTCTTATATGCGAAGTCTGTGTCATTAACATAGTCTTCCTCACGACCATAGCCCCATTCAGCTATATCGTTACCATCCCACCATATTTCATCAACAGGAACTTTCTGTTCAATAATATTGAAGTTATCACCCCAACCATGAACCTTAGCATTATCAACCGCATAAGCACGACTTGGAGTAACCCAATCACCATTTCTGAAAGAACCTTCCTTAACATCAGAAGGAACACTTCTATACATGGTAATAGTCTCACTCTTCTTCTGGATAGCGTTACGCACGTTATCAATAGCCTCCTTGCGCATAGGGTCAGCTGCACGATAATTACGAGGGTCTAATGCTATGAAATCGAGATTCATCGCATCTATACCACGATGGATATAATCACCCAAAGTTTGGTCTCCGTCATATTCATCATTATCCCACGCCTCCTTGCGCTCTTCCTTGGTCAAGAAGTAGCCATTGCCCCAAGGTGCAGAACCATTGAAGGCAGAAGTGCCCTGATAGCTGGAATCGGTAGAATAGCCAGCAGCCTCGGCAGCTTCATTCACCATTTTCTGAGCCTTTTCCATGTCGCCATTTTCCACCGCTTTAAGATATTCATCATCCTTCAATGAAAACTTTTCTCCATTTTCCTTGGCAGTTTCAGAAGAATTGTCTATCTTTGCAGCAGACAAGTTGACCGTAGGGTCGGAAAGGGCACCGACCTCTTCCTTATCGGAAGGCAGTATGAGGAGTTGCCCGTCCTCACGGTCAGCTTGCTTCTTTATTTTTTCCAATCCTCTTTCGTCAACGAAGTGCCAATGTACGATTTCCACATTATCTTTATTAGGATTTACCTCTAATAATACTGTGCGATTATTGCCCTTCTCATCCTTTGTGTTGATAAGTACCCAATTATATGGTCTAGTTTTCTTTTGATTCTGACCATACAAATCAGTATTGTATAAAGCAGACTTAAAGATTGTTTTACTCAATTCAGGAGTAACATCTTTATGTCTCATATAATTACGCTCAAAGATGTTCTTCTTGATAACAACTGGCTTTCCTTCTGTTCCAATAGCATCAGCAATCTTATTTGGCAAGCTAGGCAATTCTACATTTCTAGTAGGATGCAAGAAGTCTTCATCCGTCAATTCATCAACGGACTTAATCTTATCTAGTTTCAAAGTACCATCCTGATTCAGAGGATTCCCCTGATTATCCTTCAACGAGAACTTTACATTAGCATAGTCTGCAAATGGCTTTAACTTACGATTGCTCGTATCAAGCCACTTATCGAACTCATCCTTACTTGCTCCAGTAATATTTCCAAGACCTTGCCAACCATCGCTATAGTTGGCGAGATAAGACTTTTTGGCATCATCCATGGAGTCATAGCCATACATTACCTTATGCTCATCAAACGAGCCATCAGGATTCACTTGGTCAACGACAAACACATCACCATTCCAATTATCAAGGTCTGCCTTGTCGTTAATAAACATATCCAGATGGTCGCCATCCTTACCAAACTTACCACGGATATAGCCATAGGTATCGTGCATGGTTACTTTCCACTCTTTGCCATTAGCATCCTTGCCTGAGCGAGTCGAACCTTTTGGGTTTTCTATTGTGTAATCATAGCCACCGAACTTGATGTGTCCTTTCTTATAGTTGCCACTCTCCTTCTGCGCATCAGATGGATTGGTTTCTGTCTCGTCAATGGCAGACTTCAAACGGAGAGAGAACTTAGTATGACTAATAATCTGAGCGTTGTTCTCATCAAAGATAACATAGTTCATCTTGCCTTCCTTGTTGCCACCAGCGTTGCGCTTGGCGATAACCTTCACACCATCAATCCCCATATCCTTAAGGAATAGGCTAGCTTTCTTCTGTTCTCCTAAGTAATAAGACAAATCCCGATACAGACCACCACCAGTAGCGGAATGCTTAAGGTATGTGTCAGCCATTTCCTCCTTGTTGACGGTGTAATCAGCCTCTTCCTTAATCTGATCATCGTTAAATCCTGCTTTGCGCATTTTATCCACGAAGTCCTCTCTGCGCTCATTGTACAATCTATCAAGAACCTTCTCCTTCAATCCGTCTGGTGCTTTTCCGTCCCATTCAATATAGTTACTACCAGTATCGTCAGGAATCTCAACGGTGTAAAGATTACGCTCAGGCTCAGGAATGGCATCAAGACGTTTCTTTGCCTCATCCATTTCTTTCTTCGCCTTACCCATTTCAGCCTTTTCATCCTGCAACTTATCTTGGTTCTCTTTCAAAGCTCTTTCTGTGTCAGCCACTCTCGCCTCGAACTCATCAATCCAATTCTTGCGATTGCTTTCCTTAGCTTTGACAAGTTGTTCCTTAGCCCATTTTAGTGTATTATTCAACTTGTCTATATCTTGCATACGGAAGTCGTAAGTACCTTTTGCGAAGTTATAAGAAGACTTGGCTGTGTCATACTCAAACTTTGCAGAAGAGTATTCAGTATTCCGCTTTGCCGCATTCTGCTTAGCATAAGCCTTGGCAATACCTTCCACCTCGGTCACATAGGTTCCCCAGCCGTAAGCCTGAGCACCCTCACCACTACCCATGAAGGAGTGGTCAAAGTGGTCAAATGATGATTGGGAACCGTGATAAGTCTTGATAGAGAACTTGGTATGCTCAGTAATCTTCATGTCCTCTGGCTCAAAGATAACATAGTTGGTATCGCCCTTTTTAGCACCACCAAAGTTACGTCCAGCCTTATACTTAATGCCAGTAAAGCCAACAGAAGATAGGAACTTGCTTATCCCTTTAGTTTTTTCAGGCAAATCATACTCTGTTCCAGTTAACCCAATATACAGAGTACTATTGTAAACATTTTCTCCAGTTCTCTCTAAAGACTGACCTTTGCTTTCTAACGTCTTAATACCTACACCAAGATGCTCCAACCCTTCACGAATGGAATCCTGCTGCTTTTTACTCAAAGGCTTATCCCAATCCAGATAGTTGCTGCCATTATCATCAGGTATATCCACCTCATAGAGATTATGGTATGGCTCAGCCAACTTCTTCATTTCATTGTAGAAGTCAATCTTTTCCTGCTCTGTAAACTTGTCATTCATGGCTATTTGCTTATCACCATGCAGGAATGATTCTAGAGTAGGATATTTCTTAGCGAACCTTGTACCATTAGAACGCTGAATGCGAAAATATGCCTTAGAAGGGTCATTATCCATCAGAGTAGCATAACTCTTGCCAATCTTCTTGGATGAAGTAACATAGCCACCCCAACCGAATACTTGTGAGCCAGCACCATCGCCCATGTGGTCGAAGTCAAAATCAGTGAAGTCAGAACCACTACCATGGTACACCTTCAACGAGAACTTAGGAGCATCAGCTATCTCCTGATTGATGCTGTTCACAACATCATCAGTAACAATATCGCCCTCCTGAATCTGCTGAGGTTCACGACCAGCATTCTTCACAAGTTCCGCTTGCTCTGCTCTGGTCAAGATACGATTCACCTTCATCGCACCAGTAATCACCCAAGGGTCAGTCTCAGGGTTCGGGTTGGTACGATACATATAATAGCCATCAGTAGGCAGATGTTTCAAGCCAGCAAGAGAATGCTGATACTTACCCGATGGATTGATACCCTCTTGGCGAGCTTCCTCCTGATAATCTACATCAGCAGCATACTCCACCTCAGCGAAGACAAAGTTCTTAGGGAAGAGAGTCTTATTGCCCTCAGCATCCTTGCGGTTGAACTGGATAGCGTAAGGCACGACACCAAGATGCCAGCCTGGTCTATAGGCTAACTTACCACTACCGCCTTGTGTTCCCTTGCCGCCCTGCTTAACCTGAGGTCTGCCAGTCTTGCTTTCTCCTGCAATAGGAGCCGCATCAGCATCGAGCCACACACCAACTGGAGTAGCAGCACCATCAGGGTTCGCTACCATTGGTGGATAGAGTTTGCCATCCTTTAGCACGAACACCTTGTAGCCGACACCCTTCTTCTTAGGTTCAGGCTTTTGACGGAGAGAGAAGGAAACATCTTCGCCAGTCTCAGAGTTTGTTACCTCACCATTGGCAGTCTTCACGTAGGCTTGTTCAATGGAGCGGATGATGTTCTTGGTCACATCGCTATACTCAGTACCAAAGAATGCCAACTTAATCTTCTGCAATATCTCATGGATAGCAGCGAGCAGAGGATGAGACATCTTCATAGCGAGAGTGTGAGCCAAGTTGAGGTCACGAATCATTTCACCTACCGCATCAGCAACAACCTCCTCAGCATAGTAATCTCTATTACGTCCAGAGAATCCAGCATCAGAATATCTCTGCATAGTCTCATTTACCGCCTTGTCGAAGGCATCAGAGCCATAGGTATCAAGCACAAGCTGAGTCAACTCATTGTATGCAGCAGGGTTCAGGTTCTTGATTTGGTGAGTCATTTCGTGACCGAAGATGAACTGGGCACCTTCCGTGATGGAAGAGTCAAGAGTGATGAAGATTGTACGATGAACGTTGCCATCAGCATCCTTGGTCTCCTGAATCCAGCCGTTGCCCAACTTGTCGGAGTACTGCCACTGAATGTTGGCACCCATCATCTTAGCCAGTCTATCGAAAGCCTTGCGAGTTTTCTGCCCCACGATATTGTCAACGACCTTCATATCATCCACCTTATTCTTCTCCACGTCAGCAGCACGCTCAGATGTTGTCTGCTGCTTGCCATTCTCCTTAGCAGAGAAAGGAAGGTTAGCCTCATCAAGTTGTTCACCAAAAGGCTTCTCATCCGTTGCATCCCCAGGAGCTTCAATAGCCTTGCTCCCCTCCTTTAGTTTGTCAGGGAACTTTGTCTGCTCATTATCCTCGGTCTTCTCTTCCTTAGCCTTTTTGTTCTCCTCTTCTGCTTTCTTCTCCAGTTCTGCCTTTTTCTTTTCTTCCTCCTCCTTAGCTTTCTGTTGCTCGTAATATGTAGCATTCTCAGCAGCAGTCCTTTCTTCTTCAATGAGTTTCTCTGCCTGAGCGATACGAATGTTCTCAACATAACTTCTTGCTTCCGAAGCCTTGAACCCACTTGTGAGTACACCGATAAGTGCGTTACGAATATCCTGAGTGTTGAGCGAATCAAGGTTGGATGGGCGATTTTCCCACAAGCTATGCACAAGGTTGTCAATGGTAGTACCCTTGCCATCAGCAGCGAGCAACTGGGTCTTGGCAAAGTCTTCTCTGCTCAATCCAGTCTCCTGCTTAACACCCTTGCTTGTTTCTGTCCCCTCGTAATTGATAGAGTGAGCACCGAGATTGCTAGCTACATACTCCTCAGCAGTAAGCGGAATCGTATCTGTCACATCAATGCCAGTACCATCATACAGACGATGAAGGAGAGAGCCAACCGTCTCTTTATAGATTTGAGCAACCGCATCAGCGTCATCCTTGACAGAACTCTTCAAGCGAGCGAACTTTCTTCTTGCCTTCTCAATGAGGTTCTTTCTGCCCTCAGCAGTATCTTCCACCTTGGATAGTTGTCGCTCATTATAGGCATCACGGATAGCGACAGCAGAGTTATAAGCCGCCTGAGCATCAGCAATAGCCTTCTCCTTAGCATCCTTGGAAGCCTTCTGTTCCACGAAAGTCTTACCCTTCACGGTCATGTTGTTAGCCTTGTCGAGTGCCTTCTTTGCATCAGATACCCATCCGCTAATTACGTTATCAGCATCCTCACCAAACTGAGAGTCATACAACTCAGCAGTCTGTTCGGCAGTCAGCTTTGAGAAGTCAGGATTGCCATCCTCCAGCATTGGAACCTCAGTACCATCTTCAAGAGTCATGGCAGGAGTCTGTTCTGTTGCAGGAGTCTCAGCAGATTCAGGAGCAGCAGTCTCCTCTGCTGGAGCAGCAGTCTCGCCCTCTATTGTCGGAGTCTCCACCTCTTTCTCACCTCCATTCTCTCCACTATTATCCTCTATCATTGAGGATTCAGGCATAGCTTTTTTGTATTCATCGAGCGACATAGAAGAGATTGTAGCCACATCTTCTTTGTTCACAGCACGAGGAACAATAGTACCATCACTCTTCAACTCAACCACCTTAGCCTTGGCACCAGTATCACGGATAAGGAATAACTTAGAGTCAGGGTATTTGGTATTACCATCCTCATCAAGTACATCAACGAGCACAACGTTGCCATCATCATTGAGAATCTGATTGAAATCAAATGAAGGTTGAGTCTCTTCTGTCTCCTGAGTCTGCTGTTCAGCACGTTCTTTCTCTATCTGCTCACGCTCAGCCTTGGCAGCTTCCAATCTCTTCTGATCTTCCATATCTTTCATCTGCTGCAAGTCTGCAAACGAATATGGTATCTGTACATTTTCGCCCTTAACAAGTTCTGTAGGTACATTACCATCAATAGTAATCATGGCAGTACCATCACCATTATCAGCGAGCACTTCATAAGTATGCTCTGTTCCATCTGCATCAGTAACAGAGAACTGGGAGCCAACCTCTACAGTTCCGTCAATGATGCCAGCAATCTTCTTGATAGCATTTTCCTTTGCATCATTAATAGCCTGAGCCTTCACGTCAGCAGCAGGGAGTTCTTCGATGAGGTCAGCGAACATCATAGCATCAGCGTGTTCCTTTCTGCCAGTTGTCGGGTCATAGTAGATAATCATATCATCGCTATTACCAACGTCTATAGAGCCATCATCATGAGTGGCAATATTACCACTTATGATATACACCTCATAGTCTTCCAATCCACCAGTTGCCTTGAAGGTTGCCTTACGGACGGTTCCACGACTCAGGTCAGTCATGTTATCCGTTTCCATAGCCGCCTGATGCGCTGCCATATCAACTTCGTCTTGTGCTCCATCCATCACACCCTGATACTTGGCAGTAGATACTTGGTAATCGTAGATAGCTTGGTCAAGTTTATCATTCTGACCAGTCATAGCCTCCAAGTCTTCATCTGCCATATCATGTAGCTGCTCTGGAGTAACATGCAACATGGCTGCAAGTTCATTCGCCTTGTCGTTTTGCTCCAACTGGATATTGTGTTTGTCTGCATCATCAGCATCATGCCCCTCAGAATAAGCGTTGTCAATATCTGCCTGATGCTGTTCCTCAGGTGTTGTAGGCTCATTGGCAATCTCCTTGGCATTCATTTCGGCAGTCTTTGCAATATTGTAGCCACGCATCTTCATCAGGTTCACACCATAATTGACAGCAGCATTAATCTGCTCCTTGTTCATGGTATCTCTCTGTCTGAGAATATCAGCGAGCACACCACCCATCTGCTCGTTGGTTGCATTGTCTATCTTGTCCTTGATGTCTGCCCAGTTATCGCCAAAAAGACTCTGTGCATCGTTATCAGCCACGTTAACCTTGTTGCGGAATCGGTAGTACTGAGCACGATTGTAGATGCCTTTTATAGGTCGGGAGCCAGCACCCATCGCATACATAGAGCCAACAGAGATAGCCATACCACCGATAATGTCGAGTTGTTGTTTAGCATCACCAAGGTCGGAGAAATTATTATCTCCATCCAGCAAAGCGTGAAGAGGAATACCAATCTCTTCCTCCATCACTTCCTCACCGAAACCATTGATGCCGAACTTCTCCATCCACTTCTTGGAATTGGTGTACCATCCACTCTTTCCGATATTCTTGAAGAACTGTGCAGTCCCATCCATTCCATGCTTTTCCATCGCAGCGATAGCACCCTTCTTGATGCCATAGTTGTGACCAAACAGTTTTTCTGTATAGTTCTCCACCATGGCAGAGGTCAGACCCTTATAGAGTGCAGTACCAATGGACTCGCCACCCTCATGCAGGAGGTTTCCGTTTTCGTCAAAGGTGCCGAACTTATAATCACCCTTCTCATCCTGATAAAGATTACCCAGATGTCGCTGCATGATGTCTGCTCCAGTCTTCATCGCTTGCTCAGTTCCAGCCATCGCATACGAGCCGATTATATCGCCAGCCACGATACCAGTGTTCTTCAAGATTGCAGCACTCACCTTGCCCATGCCACGCTTAGCTGCAATCTTCAACGCTCCACTACTGATTCCCTTGGTAATGCCACCATAACCGCCAGTCAGGAAGAAGTCAGCCATAAACGGTAGAGACTGCCCTGCAATCTTCGTCCAGCGATAGATATTACCCATCTTCTCGTCTTCGAGAGCCGCAGCAGCATCCGCACCCAGTTTACTCTTCAGGAGAATATTGTCAGAACCAGAGAGAGGAATATTGTTATCCATCTTTGTCTTGATACGCTCCATCTGCCCCATGGTTGCGAAGTCAGTCAGACCAAAATCCCAAGTCTTAGCCGTGAATACAGTATTGTCAAGAGCCTTCAAGGCATCCTCTCCCCAGCTACTTGTAGGATATTGTTTCACCGCTTCCAGCGCACCAATCTGCTCAGTAACCAGAGAAAGAGAGGTTGCCAACTTATTTCTATAGTCACTCTGCTGAGCAGTTCTTCCGTTACCTGCACCGATACTAGCACCATAAGAGAGCAAAGGATTTCCGTGTTGGCGATTATCCTCAGCGATAAGAGCCTCAATCTCCTTCTTTCGGGCATAGGCATCAGCCAGTTTCTTGTCAAACTGCCTTTGAGCACCTTCCTCAGTAAGGTAGGTTCCATTCTTTCCGATGTTCTCCTGCAAGTCATAGTTTCCGTTCTTGTCACGCACATCTAAAACAGATGGTATCTCACCTGTATCTACCGCTTGCTGATAAGAGTTATTCTGCTCATCTAGGATAGCTTGTTTCTGCTCAGCTTCATTCTGAGTATAGGCATTATCATTGTCCGAGGTAACGTATGCCCCAGCCTTCCCAGTCTCAGGATTGTAAGCGAAATCATCCTTCACCACATTGTTTGCATCACCACCAAAAGCAGTCTTATGTGTACCCAAGTTCACACGACCGAAATCCTTTTGCTGCTTCTGCTTGCGTTGTTTTAGTCTGTTGTATCTTCCGACATTGTTCATTGTCTGCTGAGCACTAGCCGAGATAGCTGCTGCCCCAGCCGAGAAACGAGCACGGTCAGCAGCACTCATAGGAACACTACCGCCCTTCGCTCTAGATGAAGTCTTACTACGAGGTTCAAAAAGTGCAGAGTAGAATCGCTCATAGGTATCAGGAACATCAAAGTTCTGAGCCTTCAAGTTCTCATAGATAGCGTGTCTGTTATCTGCACCGCTCTTTCCGTCTCTTGTCAGGGCACTTTCAAACTTATCGTAATCGTTAGGCACATCATAGTTCTGCGCTTTCAGATTCTTATATAAAGTGTATAATGGTCTTTCTGCCATGATATATGTATATTATTAATTAACACTACCAGTTCACACCTGTCTTCTTCTTACCACCCTTGTTGGATGATGAAGATGGTGTATGATTCTGCTTAGTCTTACCATGCTTACGCTGATAAGCAATCTTCTGAGCCTTCTTCCCAGCCGCAGTCTTCGGTGAGTAACCCATCTTCTTCACTTCCCTTGCAGCCTCAGCCATACCCTCAGGGTCTTTTTCCATTAAATCCATGTACTCATCTACCTCTCCTGAGTATGAGCCAGTTCTTGAACTGCCACCACCCGACGACTTGTTAGCACGCATACGACCAGTCTCAGCATTCATACGCTGTATAGCCTCCTGCGCTTGCCAGTGAGAAATCTGTCCGTCAGCCAGAGCCTTCTTGATAGCCAAGACTGCCTTCTTGTAATCAGCATCAGTCTGATACTTCATCTTCGATAAGTCAAGTCTTCTGTTACCTTGGTCAATTCTCTGCTGCCCTAGGTCATTCTTCGCCTTATTATTATCATTCATCATATCGTGATAC